GGGCGGAACGCTGCCCTCGCGATCTCGCTGGCCACCAAGGCCGCGCGCAAGGCGGGCTTCGCCGGGCGGCACTGGTCTTGCGTCGACGTCAATCTGAAAGGGGTCATCTGACCCGTCTACCCTGAAAGGAAAATCCGATGACCGAATCATCCCAAGAGGCGCTGGACTTCTCTCTGCCGCTCGCGCCCGCCGCCCGCTGGCATATCCTGACCGCTATCCACACCATGCACCGCGCGACCTGTTCCGATATCGAGGTGCGGCTGAAGTCGAAGCATCAGGCGGTGTCAGCCCGGCTCGACGAGTTGACCCTGATGGGGCTGGTTTCTCCGGACTTCGGCAAGCGAGAGAGGCCGAACCTGCCGTCCGAGAGTGTCTACGGGCTCACGCCCGACGCGCTCCGCATCCTGTCGGACAAGGACAATGCCTACGCGATGGTTACTCGCATCGGGGCGGTCAGGAATGAAAAGGCCGCCGAACGGGCGGAGGCGCTTCGGGCGCTGAAGAACGACTGGCGGGCACACATTTCCGACGGGTGCCGTGCCGAGATCGCTCGCATCTGCCCGCCCGCTTCTCCGGAGGTGTCGTGATGGGCAGGCGTCGCTTCGACTTCAGTTATGGCGGTTGGCTGGTCTTCGCCATCGTCGCTGGCACCCTGATCTGGGGTGTCATCCTCTCCCTGATCTTCTGAAAGGTTCCCCGATGCTCATCGATTCCCTCTCGACCGTCGGTCGTGCGGTTGTGGCGTGTTGCTTTTTTCTGCAAGTCGCCGGTCCGGCGGAGGCCGAGACGATTACCGGCCCTGCCTCGAAAGTGGTGGACGGCGACACCCTCTGGGTCTCCGGCGTGAAGATCCGGCTCGACGGGGTGGACGCCCCCGAAATGGACACCGATGCGGGCCGCCGGGCCCGGCTCGGGCTTTACGAGATCGTCGACGGACGCCAGCTTGACTGCCACCTCGCGGGTGAGTCCTACGACCGGCGGGTGGGGGTCTGCTACCTCGCGACCGGGCCGCAGGAGGGTTACGATATCGGCGCGCTTCTGATCGCCGACGGGCTGGCGCTCGACTGCCCGCGCTACTCCGGCGGGCGCTATTCCGGGCTGGAAACGCCCGCCGCGCGGGCCACCATCGACCAGAAGGACTACTGCAAATGAACAAGGACCGCCGCAAGGCTCTGGAAGACATTTCCGCCCAGATCGAAGAGGCGAAGGGCAACCTCGAGCAGGCCAAGTCCGACCTCGAAAATCTGCGCGACGAGGAGCAGGACTACTACGACAACATGCCGGAAAGCTTCCAGAACGGCGACAAGGGGTCCGCCGCGCAGGCCGCCATCGACGCGATGGACACCGCCATCACCGGGCTGGAGGAGGCTGATTCCGGCCTCGATGCCGCCATCAACGCGATCAGTGACGCGGTCGCGTGACCCGGATTTCGCTTTTCGGATAGTCGCTGTCGTCAAGTCTGGACTTGACAACCTGATCGGAATGGACCACCTTGCTTCTCATGCGGCGGGGTGGTCCCGTCGCTTCTGAAAGGTTCCTGCCCCATGACACCGCTGTCCCTATCCCGCGTCGCCGACATTGCCATCCTGCACCTCGCGCCGCACGATCACCTCGAATGCAAGACCCAAGTCGTCGCCATCGAGGCCATTGACCCGACGCTGGTCTGGGTCGTGAAGACCGCCTCTTTCCGTCGCACCTCCGCCTTCACCGGTTGGCTGGTCGTCTACCTGCCGGACGCGCCCGTCGCGGCTCACCCGGGCGGGGAATGCGTGCAGGGGTTCTACTGCATCGACTATGTGACCGAGGCCGCCGCGTTCAAGGCTGCCAAGACCCTGATGGGCGAGGCGGTATCGTGACCACCCGCCACGTCGCTGCCGCTCTCGGCGTGATCAAGGCGGAGGGTTTCACCGTGGACGAGGTGCGCTACGGCAAGCATCTTGTGGTGAAAGCCTCCCACCCCTCGGGGCTCCGACGGGTGTTCTGCACGTCCTTCACGCCTTCCGACTTCCGAACCCTGCGCAACTTCCGAAGCGAAATCCGACGCGCCCTGAAAGGATCCGAAAAATGACCGACGCCATCAAGCAGATCAACGCCACCCTCGCCTACGTCGTGGACCTTGCGCGCAAGTCGCACCAAGCTGGCGACTCTGCCGCCATAAAGGCCCGGGCCGCCAAGGACCGAAGGACCGAACGCAAGATGCAGTCCGTCAACAAGGCGCACCGGGCGACCGGCACCGCCTGCGAGGCGACGCTGTGGCTGTCGGGTCTGGTGTCCAAGCGGATGCAGGGGTCGACCATGCCGCCCGAGGCCGCGCAGACCCGGTTCCTGAAGTTCGCGACCGATGCCAGTGCGCTTCTCGACGACCTGAATTTCGAGGCGAATGTCATCGCCGCCTTGCAGCCGGTTCCCGGCAAGCCCGGCGCAAAACGTTAAGTCTGGACTTGACAAAATCAACGGCGGGGACTATGTTCCCTGCCTCTCTCCCTGAAAGGACACCCATCCCATGTGGATTCTATTCTCGAATGAAAACGGCGGCGGCTTCGCGTCCGTCGTTGCCAAGGACGCCGCTGGCAAGCCCTCGGGCCCCGGTGAAGATGCCATCCTGTCGGTCCGCTTCCGGCGCAAGGAAGATGCCGCCAAGCTGTTCCCCGGCAAGGCTTACGTCCCGACCCCGCACGGCGACTATGCCGGTCGGGTCTTCGCCACCCGGTTCGAAGTCGCGCAGGTTCTCGCCCGCGAGGCGCTGACCATGAATTACGACAACTTCAAGTCGTCGCTGCCGAAGGAAGACAAGGCGATCTACAACGCCTGCATGTCCGGCTGGTCGGTCTTCGGCAAGCTGCAGCCCGGCGGGCCCTACGGTCGGTCCGGCTACGGCGACACTCGGCAGGGGTCGCTCTATGGGTCGCACGACTGGACGGACTATCGCACGCCGGTCGTGGCCGGGATCCCGAAGGGGGGCAAGGCAAAGCGCCACGATCCCTTTTGTGACGGCTGCGGCATGCGCTTCGGGGTCGCAGCCCTCAAGGACGGGTTCTGCGCCGACTGCGCCAGCCTCGCAGAGCAAATCTCGGAAACGCCGGGCGCAACGGCGGCGGGCGAAGCTGCGTGCTGGTCTTGCGGGCTGAATGCCTCTGACCTGCCTGCCTCGCACCCGCTCGACGGCAACGACCTTTGCCCGGACTGCGCGACCGACTATGCCGACGCGGGCTACACCGACGTCGAGATCGCGGAGGAGCGTCGCCAGTGCGAGGAGATGGTCAAGGAACACGGGCGGGGGGTGTGATGTCCTTGTTCGATCCTGAAGCCGTCACCCGCTTCGGCACCAAGGAACGCGAGATCGACCGGACCGCCGAAATGGTGGTCAGCCTGACCCGGTCGGGCAGGCTCGATCTCGCGATCTGGCTGATTCACGACAGCAACCGCACCGACGCCGCCTCGATGAAGTTCCTCGCCGAACGGGTCGAGTTCCGGGTCGGGCGGAACAAGGAAAAGGTGGACGATGGAAAGTAAGCCGTCGGGCATCATCGCCGCCGTCGTGGCCGCCTCGACTGCCTTCGGCGGCTGGGTGATCACCGGGGCGGAGACCGCCGTCGTGGCCGCCCGCAGCGTGGCCGTCGTGGCCGCGCCTTACGTTGCCACCGGGACCGAGACCGCCGTCGTGGCCGCGCCCGTCGTGGCGCTGAAGGCCGCCACCAGCCCCAAGGCTTACCGGGAGGCGTTCAAGGCCGCCACCAAGGCCAAGGTCCGCAAGGACCGGGCCCTGCCGGACGGGAATTTCGTGGACGACTACACCGGCTCGATCCTGCACAAGTCGGAGGTCACCCTCGACCACATCGTGCCGATGCGGGAGGCGCGCGACGCCCTCGGGGCCGGGTCGGACGCCTTCGTGGCCTTCGCCAATGACCCGCTGAACCTCGCGATCACTTCGCTGTCGAACAACGCCCGCAAGGGCGGCAAGGGGCTGCGGGATTCGACCGCCATGTTCCCCGACGCGCAGGTGGACATCATGGCCATCGGTCGGCAGGTCCGCGAGAAGTATGGGCTCGCCCCGGTCGAGTGATCGACAAGTCTGGACTTGACTTTTCCGACCCGGTGGGGTATGTTTCCTGATGCCCGCCAGCCGGGCCCTGAAAGGTAAACCGCATGAAACCCGATGACCTGTCCGCCCCGGACTACATCCGCTGGGCTGTTGCCGACCCCAAGAACGTCACCCTCTGGGCGCGCGGACCTGCCTCGCAGGCTCGGGTGTTCAACCGCCTGAAGGCCGACGTCCTGCGCTCGCGCGTGGTGGTCTTCGACAAGGCCGCCACGGCGGTCCTTGCCCGCGTGGCGTCCCTTCCCCCGTCCGACCTTCTCAGGGCTGCCCAGTCGGCCCGGATGCCGTGGCCTGCCTCGATCTGCATCTTCGACTATGCCCACTTCCTGTCGCTGACCGCGCAGGGCGATATCGACCCGGAGGCGCCGAACGAGTTTCCCCTTCTGATCACCGCCGACGAGACCGGCGCCCGGGGTGTGGCGTCCGCCCTCGGTCGGATGAAGGTCACCCAGACCGGCGCCATGGTCGGGCTCACGGTCGAACCTGTCTCCATCCGCTTCGACTTTTCCGGCGAGGCCCTGCCGCGCCCGGACCCCGGCTGCCGCGAGTCGGTCCGGCGCCGGATGACCGCGAACCTTGAGGCCATCCACATGCGGGCCCGGATGAACATGGACACCCAGCCCAGCTTCGCCATGCTGTCGGACGAAGGTCGGGAAACGGTCGAGGCCGTCTTGGTCGACGTGATGCTGGGCCGCCCGCACGAGGACGCTTGGACGCTCGGCTCGGCTTACCTGCCGCCGTCCTTCGGGACCGATGGCGGGATCCACAACTGGGAGGCCCGCATCCAGTCCGAGACCGCCGACATGGCCGCCATCGGGCGCATGATGACGCCGGTCTGGTCGCCCTTCTGTTCCCCCCGGGACTTCGACGGCAAGGACGGCTGGGATGACGACATGATGACCCAGCCGATCATGGAGGCGCGCGGGACGGGGCGGATCATCCTCGCCATGCTGGCGGTCCTTGGCGAGAGCGGTTCGACCGTGATCGAGACCACCCGGCCTGCCGGGTCGCGGATGGTTGGCCATCGCCGGACGCCCTTCATGGCGGTGTCGAACATCCGCATCGACCTGTCCCGCCTCATCGTCACCCGCCCGCGCGACGAGGCTCCGCAGGGGCCCTCGCGGTCGCTGAAGGTGGAGCATCAGGTGCGGGGTCACTGGGTCCATTACCTGCGGCACGGGTCGGGCTCTTGCGCGCACCTGTGGAGCCCCGCCGGGGAGACGGGACGGCGGCAGGAGTGCGCCTGCGGCGCCTTCCGGGTCTGGCGCTCGGAACACATCCGGGGCTCGGCTGCGGCGGGCTACGCTTTCATGTCTCCGGTCGCCGTGACGGCATGATTGCGCTTGCCAACCACCCCCTGTCTGGTAAAGTCCAGACTTGTTCTGAAAGGGAGACGACCACCATGCCTGAACCCGACGAAGCCGGTCCTGCGGGGCCCGGCCATAACCTGCCGCCTGTCGATCCGCCTGCCGAAAAGACCCCGGCGGAAAAGCTGACCGACGTCGCGGCTCAGGTGCTTGTCCTGAAGGATGAGTCCGCCCAGCTTGCCAACCGCGACAAGATCATCGGGACGCAGCTTCGGGATCTTCAGCAGAAGACCATCCCCGACCTGATGGCCCAGCTTGGCGCACGCGCTTGGGAGGGTGAAGGGATGCGGGTCGCTGTCGAGACCAAGGTCAAGGGCGCGATCAGTTCCGCGCCGGACGTCGAGAAGGCGTTCCTCTTGCTGCAGCAGTTGGGCTTCCCCGGCGGCATCGCCACGACCATGACCGTCGAGTTCGGTCCGGGCGAGGAAGACTTGGCGACCCGCGTCGCCGAATTGATCGGCTCGACCTTCAATCGTGAGGTCGCGCTCGAGCGGAAGGTTCATTCCTCGACGCTGCAGGCGTTCGGGCGTGAAAAGCTGGCCGATGGAACCCCCATCGACCTTGGGATGCTGGGGCTGTTCGCCTCGGTTGAAGCCACTGTGAAAAGGAAGTGACCATGGCTATCGAAGAAATCGACCCGGAGACCGGTGAGGTCAAGACCGTTGCGAACCCGCAGGACGAAATCGCCGCACTGCAGGCCAAGCTGGCCGCGCTGACGGGGGCCACTCAGGCAGCCCCGGCTGCCGACCCGGCGCCGGTCCACAAAGTCGCTGACGAGGTGCCTCTGACCGAGGAGGAAATCGACCAGAAGGCCAAGGCGGAGGCCGCCGCTCAGGCTGCCACTCAGGCCGCGACGCAGAAGCTGTCGGATCAGGCCAAGGCTGCCAAGCCGCCCGCCAAGCAGCCCGCGAAAGGCACGGCTGTCGCGCAGGCTTCGACCGGCGGTGCCCTGACCACGGGTGCGCCGTCCGATCTCGACGCGCTCTTTCTGCAGCATGCCGGGCGCGGCCTGAATTTCGAGACGCGCGACCTGCAAATCCCCCGCATCGCGCTCCTGCAGGACAACTCCCCGCAGGTGAAAAAGGGCACCATGACCTACATTCAGGGTGCCGAGGCTGGCATGTTGATGGACACCGTCAAGGAGGGCCCGGACGCGCTCATGACCGAGGCGTTCATCGTGCCGGTCTTCTACAAGCGGCGCTTTGTGGCGTGGAAGCCGCGCGACGAAAAGGGCGGCGGCGGCGGTCTGGTCCGCCCGGACGTGCCGGAGTCCGAATACAAGACCTTGGAAGAGGTCTCCATCGGCAAGCGCGCCTACATGGACCAGAAAATCGGTCTGGTCGAGGTCGTCGACACGCCGGAGTGGGCTGTCCTTCTGTCGACCGACGGGCTGGTCTACCGCCCGGCGGTGATCAGCATGGCGGGCACCAAGGCGAAGGTCGCGGCGCGGATGAACACCGTCATCATGTCGCAGATCCTCATCGGTCCCGACGGGGCGGAGCATATCCCGCCGATCTACGCGAACCTGTTCACGCTCGGGTCGAAGCGGGAGGGTGAAGGCTCGGAGGCTTACTTCAACTTCACCTCGACCTATCAGGGTCGGGTTCCGACGGCAGCCATCTTCCACAAGGCCGCGCGCTATGCCCAGCAGTTCGCCGCTGGCGAATTGGACGCTGCCCCGATGATGCAGGACTGATCGGGCTCGATTAACTTGTCGGCCCGGGCGGGTGACCGCTCGGGCCCTCATCACAAGGGATAGAAAACCATGGCCACCACCTTTACCCACGCGCAGCGCGCCGAACGCGAGAAGCAGGTCCGCAAACTCCTTGACCGGGGTAAGGGCGTGACTGCCATCGCGGCGGAGTTCGGGATCACCAAGCAGGCGGTCTGGCAGTTCTGCGCTGTTCGCGGTTGGCTGGACGATGCCAAAGCGAACGACGCCAAGATCAAGGCAGATCGGGTAAAATCGAGGGGCAAAGAGCGGAAATCTGACAAGTCTGGACTTGACGAACGGAACGCCTTGGCCTAACTTCCGGTCATGCCCGCCGATGGGCATCTGAAAGGTTCAAGCCATGATCGCCGAAATCAAATCCGCCCCCTCGCCTGCCGCCCGCATCGAGGCTCTAGTCGCCGCGACCGGCGGCAAGAACAGCTTTGTTCAGTCGCTGGTCGCGCAGTTCACCACCAAGGGCTCGCTCTCGGAAAAGCAATGGGTCTGGGTCGACAAGCTGACCAATGAGGCCAAGCCTGCCGCCAAGGAGGACGCCTCGGTCCCCGGCCTCTGGGCTGCCTTCTCGACTGCCGCACACCTCGACAACGAGTGGCCGCAGGTGCAGGTGCTGGCCGGTGAAGGCCGCGTCCGCCTGATGCTCTGCAAGGGTGCCAAGGGTGACTACCTGAAGCTGTCCTACACCGAGGCCGCGAAGGCCAAGGGGTTCGACTGGGCTTATGTCGGCATCGCCCTGCCGGACGACTCGATCCGCCGCAAGGGCGCGCACCGGGCCTTCGATGCGATCATCGACGCCCTCTCGGAGTTCGGCGACGATGCCGTCGGGGCTCTTGCAGTTTTCGGCAAAACGACCGGCATCTGCGGATGCTGCGGTCGCACCCTGACCGACCCGGTTTCCATCGCACTCGGGGTAGGCCCGATCTGCCACTCTCGCCTTATGGGGAAGCTGAAATGACCCGCACCGAAGTCCTCGCGCTCATGGACAAAAAGACCCCGGTGGAGGTCTATTCCCGGGTCTACAATCCCGATTGGGCCACCGGGCTGGCCACCAATATCCCGCCCCACATGCTGCACGCGGTCGTCGCTTGGGTCGTCCTCGGGGAGTGCTACGACGACTTCCTCGAGGCGGTGATCGAGGGCGATCTGTTCAAGGCATGCGCTCTGGCCGACGACGTCAACCGGCATGCGCTCTTTCGCTATGCCCTGTTTTTCCACAACCACGCCCCGTCGCTGTCGTTCAAGCGCGGCGCCATCAAGTCTTGGAGAGGAACGGCCATCGATGCGTGATCTTTCTGCCTCGCTCTTTCAACGGTTCCGCGACCGCAGCGATGCCGCCCGGGGTGTGTTTTTCGGGATCCCCGAGTCGGATGGTGGGGCGTTTCTGTTCCCCGCCGGAACGGCTGCCCATGGCTACAAGGCCAAGGCCGCCTTGCGGGTCATCGCCGCGAACGGCGACGGCTGGGATCACGTCTCGGTCTCGACCAAGGCGCGCTGCCCGGAGTGGGGCGAAATGATGCTGATCCACCGGCTGTTCTTCCGGCCCGACGAGGTCACCGTCCAGTATGGCATGCCCGAGGCCGATCATATCTCGGTCCACCCTTACGTCTTGCACCTGTGGCGCCCGCATGGCGTGGTGCTGCCCGTTCCCCCGCCGATCATGGTCTGAGGTCACCCGATGAACGCTGCCGCCCCTGCGCCCGCCACCTCGCCCGTCAAGGGGCCGCTCTGGCACCATCAGGTGTCGGCAAAGGCGCGCTCGCGCAACCGGGCGGCTTTCGCCCTGCAGCACGACCCCGGGACCGGCAAGACCCTGTCGGTCATCGCGGAGGCGGGCGAGATGTTCCTCGACGGCGATATCGACACGCTGGTCATCATCGCCCCGAACCGGGTTTCCCGCCAATGGGTCGAGAAGCAGTTTCCGCGCTGGGCTGGTTACGCTTGGAAGGGCTGGTTTTGGCCGAAGGGCGGGCTCGCATCCGGCAAGCGGCTGAACGAGTTCGAGGTCGCCCTGCAGGTCGGGGAAATCCAGCGCAAGCTGCGGGTCTTCGCCTTCAACTTCGAAGCCATCCGCATCGGGCGACCGACAAAGGGCCACTACGTCCCCCTGCCTGCGGCGGTGCAGCTTCTCGACCGGATCATGACCACCTCGAAACGGGGGGTCTACCTCTGCGTCGACGAGTCCCACCGGATCAAGGATCCCATGGCCCAGCAGACCCGGGGCGTCATGCGCTATGCCCGCGACGGGGTGCATCCCGCCAAGGTGCGCCGGACGCTGACCGGGACGCCCATCCTGCAGGGTGTGCAGGATCTCTGGACCCAGTTCGCCTTCCTCGACAAGCTGATCATCTCGCGCCGGGGCCCCGATGGCAAAGGCGATGCGGACAGCTTCGTTCGGTTCCGCGACAAGTTCTGCAAGACCGCGCCGGTCCCCGGCCAGCCGAAAGCCGTTCGGATCATCGGGCCGAAAAATCAGGACGAATTGATGGCGCGCATTGCGCCCTTCACCTCTCGGGTCCGCGACGTCGATGCCATCGACATGCCTGCGCAGGTCTTCCAGACCTACGAGGTCGAAATGGAAGGCGCGCAGTTGAAGGCTTACGGCCAGATGGAGAGCCTGATGATGGCGGGCCTGCGCACCGCGACGGGCTCGACCGTGGTGACCGCCCAGATCGTGCTGACCCAGCTTCTGCGCCTGCAGGAGATCGCTTCGGGCTTCGTCCGCGATGAGGATGGGACCGTGCATTGGCTGTCGGACGCCAAGATCGACGCCATCAAGGAGGCGGTCGAAGACCTTGGCGGCGCCCCGGTGGTGATCTGGGCCCCCTTCATCCCGCTCTTGGACCGGCTCGAGGAGGTCTTCGGCGAGGGCGGCACCCGGTTCCGGACGCTGGCCGACGTGGACGTCTGGAAGGCCAAGGGGGGCGTGCTGATCGCGAACCCTGCCTCCGGCGGGACGGGGGTGGACGGGATGCAATGGGCCTCGCGGGCCTTCTACATCGCCAACAGCTTTCACCTTGAACACCGGATCCAGTCGATCAAGCGGATTCACCGGGGCGACCAGAAGGCACCCTGTTTCTACACCGACTTCGTGGCCACCGGGTCGATGGATGAGGTCATCCTGAAGGCGCTCGCCGCCAAGACCGATATCGGGACCATGACGGTCGATACCCTGCGTAACCTCTTGCTCTGAAAGGATGCCACCCTATGCCCTTCGATGAAGACCCCAGCCACGGCGACGGGCCGAACGATCCGCGCCACAACCGCGAACACCTTTCTCTGGTCGCGGGTGCCTGCGTCGAAATGGCCACGCTCAACGCGAAGGCGAACGACCTGTGCGAGCGGTGCGTCCGCAACATCATCATCGGTCGCCTGCTGATCTCGGAGTTCGAGTCGATCCGGCCCGAAAAGCGGGCGGCGGCGGCGGAGCATTACCGGGGCCTCATGAACCAGCTTCTGGACAGCCTTGCAAAGTTGCCTTGACACCTGCCCGCGCCCGGGTCTTACTGATCACGGGCGTGAGAGCGTCTACCTGAAAGGTCACCTGCCAAATGTCGAACCCGCCGCCCAAGTTCCAGCGTATCTGGCTGATCCAGCAGCCGACGATTTCGCGTGGCGGGTCGATTCCTGACGTCACCCCGGTCCTGTCTCATCTCGAGACGGGAGGCGAGTTGCGGACCCTCATGGGTTCCGGCGTCTATGCCCACGAGGACATCATGGGCACCCGGCGGGATATCCAGTCCCGACTCGAGGACGTGGAGGGGCCGGACACCGACGCATTCTTCTGGACCGGGGGCGACCCCATCATGCTTCTCTTGACCGGCGTGGCCTTGGCGGACCTTGAATTCGACGAGATCACTTGGTTGAAATACGAGCGGTCCATCGAAAAAGAGACCGGGCGCCGGACGGGGGATTTCTTCTACCGCCCCATCCGGGTCGATCTGGAAACCATCGAGTTTGACGATTTCAGCCGCGAGACGGGCACCGGCTGAACCTACCCCCGCTGCTGGCCCGGCAGTGTTCAACAGGAGACCACCATGAAGAAAATTCTTCTCTCCACCGCCGCCCTGTTCCTGTCGGCTGCGGTTCTCTCGGCTGAAGTCGTCTTCGGCACCGGCGCTGTCTCGCAGTCCGGCGCTGAAAACACCTACTCGACCCTTGGCGGCGCTGGTTCGCTTGGCAACGGCCTTGCGGTGTCCGGTTCGCAGGTGAACAGCCGCAACTATTCGGCTGGCATCGGCATCGGCGGCACCATCGGCCTGTTGTCGGGCGCGACCACCTCGACCGTCGCGGTCGGTGAGACCACCGCCGTGAACGGCTCGGCTTCGCTCGGTGGCGCTGGCGGCTTCTCGGGCTCGGCCACCTCGGGTGGCGGCGGTTCGAACGCCTTCGCCTTCGGCGGTCTCGGCGTTTTTCAGCCCTGACCGCAGCCGGTGCTGACCGCTGGCGCGGTTGGCTGTGGTGAAATGACGGGGTGAGGCGTTCGCGCCTCACCGCCACCCCCACCCCCCCCCATGCAGGAGTCATCCCCATGAAATTCCTCTACGCTCTCTGCGCTTCGCTGGTCCTGCTGTCGCCGGTCCCGGTCCTTGCGCAATCGTCTGAAAGCACCGCCATCTCTGGCGCGAATTCCGAGGTCGAAGTCTCGACCGGTGCCATCGCCGGGTCGCAGATCAACAACTACGGCCAGAAAGCTGGCAAGGACAACACCGTCTATGCCGAGGTGTCGTCTGCACCGTCGCTCGGCGGTCTTGCGCTCGGCGGGGGCCATCCCTGCGCCTACAGTCAGGCTACGGCACAGGTCTCCATCATCGGCGGCGGTGCGGGCTTTGGCGGCATGAAGGTCGACAGCGCCTGTATGCTGATGGTCATGGGTGCGACCGGTGACAAGGCCGCCTACAAGGCCGCCCAGCTTGTCATCGCGGGCCGCGACCCCGGTGCCTGCCGCGCCATGGAGCAGGTCGGTCTGGTGACCGGCTGCGATGAGCCTCGCCGTGGCGGCGGGATCCTTGGCGGCGGACGCGATTGGTCGAAGCCTGCCGCGACGACCGAGACCGCTTCGTCCAAGAGTGCGAACCCCGGCTGGGGTGCCAAGTGCCAGCTTACCGGCAAGAAACTGGTTTTCCAGCCCACGTCCAAGGCCGCCCGCAACGCCGAATTGTCCGCCTGCAAGGCGCGCTTCGGCGTCTGATACTGCCCGGAGGGAGTTCGCCTTCCCTCCATCCTCGACTGGCCCCGCCCTCATCCGGCGGGGCTTTTTAATGTGAAGGCTGGACTTGACTTTCTACCTCAATCCGATTCACTGGCGACAGGGATTCCGGGGCCCTCTCCCCGCGCTGAAAGGTTAACGATGAACCGCCTGCGTCTTCGGCTCTGCCGTCTTCTCTGTCCGTCTTCGCACCGCCTCATCGAGGTGGGGGACGTGGTTACCGACCTGCCGATGCTCCGGGGCGATCTCATCCGGGGCGGAGACGCTCTGGCGCGCGGCTGGAATTGCGACCCGGCCATCCTGTGGAACGCCGCCGCGCACCTGCAGCGCGAACGTCACATGGGCCAGATCATGGCGGAGTGCGACTGCGACACCCCGAACGCCTGCAAGGAGATGGGGCTCTGCATGGCGGTGAAGCCGTGAGCGAACGCGAACGCCTCGACCTGTGGTCTGCCGAAAACCCCCGCGACCATCTCGCCCGGGTCGCCATCGCGGCATGGGTGAATTGCCCGCCGGAGGCCCTTCCGGCTGCGATGCGGGCCCACACCTGTCCGGCGACGAAGGAGGCTTGGGCGCGCGTTGCTGAGGCCGTGGCGGTCGAAATCGGGGCGGCTCTGGCCCTTCGGTGGAGGGACGCCATGTCGGACTGGGATCTGGGTGGCGAGGCCGCTCTGGTCGAAATGGATGATTGCATCGAGGGGCGACTTCCGGCCTTGCCGGGTCTCTCCCCCCGTCAACCGTGAACGGCGGTTCCGTTCGTATCTGGGAAGGCTTGAACCATGTTTGGAAAACTGAAGGAGCGGCTCGGTGGAGGCGCGAAGAAACTGTCCGGCAAGACCGACTTGCTTGAAGGCATCGCGGCTGCGGCTGCCCGCGTCGCCTCGGTCGACGGCAAGATCGATGAGTCGGAGGTCGAGGCAGTCCTGAACGCTCTCATGAACCACGAGGCCCTGTCGGCAGCCTTCACCGGCAGCCAGATCGAGACCTGCGTCAATAAGCAGATCGCCCGCGCTCAGGGTGGGATGGCCGGACGGCTCGCGCTCCGCAAGGAGGTCGAGGAGATGAAGGCGAAGGGGTCCAGCGACGAGTTGGAAATGGCCTTCATGATCGTCATCGACGTCGCGATGGCCGACGGGGATATCGGCGACAAGGAAAAGGTCGAGTTGGAGACGCTCGGCAAGACCCTTGGCTTCACCCTGAGTTCCTACCTCTGATGCCGGAGTTCATCAAAGCCCACGCCCGGGAATACCTGATGGTCTTCGCGGTCATGCTGGTCGTGATCCAGATCCTCCTGCCCACCACGCTCGACGTTCTGTTCGACGTGGCGCTGGTCGGCTGCGTCTATCTGGGCATGCGGCTGGGCAAGACCTGACCCCTTCCCCTGCCGTCTCCGGGCGGCAGGGGCTCTCCCCTGAAAGGATATCCCGATGACCGCCCTGTCCCTTGTTCCCCGCCTGCCCGTCTTGCGCGAGATCGACCTGTCGCGCGGTGACAAGCACACCCACCCCGACATCGTGCCCGGGCGGCACTACATGGCGCTGATCTATGGGGCTTGGCATATGGGCCGGTTCTCCGAGGTCTGGTATGGTTTCAGCTTCTCCCCGTGGGGCAATGCCGGGCTGCAGTTCGACGCCCCGGGCTACAATTCGTCCGCTTGGGAGCGGGTGATCGAGGTCGATTTTCAGGAGGATGCGACGTGACCGATTTCGTCGAAGCCATGGCCTTCGCCATGTGGAAAGAGGACGCCGTCAGGGCGGCTCCGAACGTGGCGCGCTACCGGACGCCGGATGTCTTTGCGATGCAGGCCGAGCCCGTCCGCGACCGCTGGCGCGGGCTTGCCCGGGCTGCCCTTCACGCCATCGCCGATGCGGTGCCGCAGGACGTCTCTGTGATGGCCGCCGCGCTGCGCTACGAGAAGTTCACCGAGGCCGCCGACATGCTTGAGGCTCTGACGGTCAAGGCCGCGCACCCCAAGCCATCGGTCGCTCCGCTCCGCCTCTCGGCTGGCGGACCCGATCAGCGCCCCATCCTTGGCCAGCGCGGGGTTGGGCTTCGGGCTGAACCGCAGGTCTTGGAGTTACACACCGTCGACCGGGAGGAACCCATCCGGGTGGCCGTGCCGGACGGAGAGGGCTTCTGCCGCAAGTGCGGTGCCCCGATGGCCGAAGGCATCGCCATGGGCCAGACCTACGTCGGAGGCATGCCGGACTTCCCCGGCGACGACCATTCCTCGACCTTCAGCGCAGGCGGTCCGGGCGAGGTCATCCGGGCCCTGAAATGCACCGCCTGCGGATGGAGCGTGACATGACCCCCGAAAAGATTTCCGAGTTCACCCTGCCCGAAGATGCGGTCCTTGCCTTGGGGGCGATCTACACCGACGCCTACAAGCACGGCCATCAGGTCGGGCTGTCCTTCGGTCTGGCCGAGAAGGCTTGGCTGCACAAGATGTGGCCGCTGTTCGGCATCGTGCTTTTCGCGTCCGGCCTGACCATCGGCATGATCATCGGGGGGCTTCGGTGATCGCGCTCTACCGCCACCACCTGCACCGCGTGCGGGCGCGCGGGATCGACGTCTTCGTCCTGCCGACGCCGCACCCGATCAGCGGCATGGCGTTCGAGTGCCCGAAGACCGGCAAGAAATTCATCACCGTCTGCGGCTCGATCCACAGCCGCCTTTGGCTGTTCGTCCTGCTGCACGAGGAGGTGCATATTCGCGCCGGGCACACCCGCGTCATCTCGGTCTCGCCTTACTGGTCTCACGAATACGAGGCCGACCGAAAGGCGCTCGACCAGATCGCAGTGCTGCAGCCCTACGCCTTCGCGCGCTGCGAGGCGGAGTCGAAGGCGCGCTTCCGAAACACCCTGCAGGCCATCATCGACGAGGGCGCTTGGTATTCCTACGATGAAGGGGTGGCCCGGTGGGCGGGCTGCACCCTCCCCACCTTGGAGAGCATGAATGAGTGACGTCTGGAAAGCCTACTATCCCGAGGACGGCGAGTGCGCCGACGATGCCCGGGTGCTGACCGCGCGCACCGGGCGCCGGATCCTCGACGCGGAGGATGCCGCCGAAATCGCCTGTGCGCTGGACTACGACGACCGGGACGGCTGGGAGCGGACCCATGGGGACGCCTTCCTGATCGTCATCATCGACCCCAAGGGCATCAGTTGGCGGTTCTCTGCCCGCCACGAGCCTTCCATCAACCATTCTGTGAGTTCCCTGCCATGACTGACAAAGACCGCCTCGACCACCTCTCCGCCGCGCAGGCACGGGCCGCCTCATCCCTCGAGTTGGACCTGCCTCGCATCCTCTCCGCCATCGGCCTTGAACAGTCGCCTGCCGCGCTGGTTACCGCGATCAAGGAGGCTGCCCTGCCGGTCGAAGGGCTGCGCTACATCGCCCGGATGATCGACCGGCACGCCGATGAGGTCGAACGGGCGGCGGACATGCGGGGCGGCTAAATCGTCAAGTCTGGACTTGCATTTCCAAGCAAGACGGCCTAACTCGGCTGCATCGATCCTGAAAGGTAACGCCGATGGCGAAGAAGCCGAGATTCACCACCCTGACGTCGCTACACAAGCCCCGTTATGGCGACTGGGCTGGGAACCCTCGCGGCCAGCGCCCGGACCCGGCCCTGTGCTGCGAGGAGGTCTATCCGCCCGGTCGTGCCATGATCCCCGGCCAGTGCGCCAAATCGCGCGGACACGGGCCCGAGGGGGCCTACTGCGCCGTCCATGCCCCCGAAGCCGTCGAGGCCCGCAGAAACGCCGCGCAGGCGGCCTACGAGGCGAAATGGGAGCCTGACCGCATCCGCTCCGCCCGGGCGCAGGCCACCCCGACCCTCATAGCCGCGCTGCAGGCCATCGCCGCCGGTCACAACGACCCCCGAACCCTCGCCACCGAAACCCTCGCCACCCTGAACCCGAGAGCCCTGAAATGACCCAAGCCCACATCGCCATGAATGCCCCCGGCCAGCCTGTCCTGCAGGTTGGCGACTGGGTGGCGATCTACCACCGCGTCTGGCAGCACAACTGCCCCTACTCGCGCCCCTGTCAGGTCATCGCCCTCGGGGCCCGGGTGAAACTGTCGCCGATGAAGCCCGACGGCACCTTGGACCCGAAATTCTTTGTCCCGACCTATGCGGAGATCCTGCACGTCTTCGCCTCGAAAGAGGAAGGGATGGCCTACTGCACGGCGGCCTTCGTCCTCTGGCAGACCCGGCAGGATGAAATCCGCAAGCTGTCGACCGCCCGCGACCGCGACGTGCTGGCCGCGCTCTATCGCGCCCCGGGGAAGGTCGCAGGCGCGCAGGTGACCGAATGACCGGGCACCTGAACGACGGCACCTACCTGACCGATGCCAACTGGATGCACATGAAGTCCTGCGGGGTCTACTGCATCGCGGGCTTCTCGACCCGGGAGGTGGATGGGGTGACCCTTGTCCACTACCGCAACGCGCAGGACGCCTCTGGCCCGATCTGGACGCGCCCTGCCCCGGAGTTCTTCGACGGGCGCTTCCAGCGCATGTTCCCCGGCTTCATCCGTCCGGAGGTCAAGGCATGAATGCGATTTCCGACCGCGCCAAGGCCCTGCTTGGCGGCCTGTGGATGATCGACAGGTTCACCCTGCGGTTCGAGATGGTCGAAGCGCGGCCAAGCGATGAGGCTGCCCTTGCCCTCGACGAGTTGATCGGCGCGGGCCTTCTGCACAGGACGACCGAACCCGGCGGCGCGGTTGTCTATGGCCTGACCCCTGCGGGAATGGCCTTCGACCGTCGCTGCAGCATGGCCTTCGTCAAAAAGCACGGCAGTTTCCCGCTGTCCCAGCCTGTGCGCGCAGGGAGGGCCGAATGACCATCACCGCGACCAAGCGGAAGCTGATTTCCCGCGATGCCGCGAAGCACGACGGGGTCATCACCTCCGCCGCCTTGCAGGCCATTTCGAACCGCTACCAGACCCCGCAGGACGAGGTCCGCAAGCTGCTTGCCGCCATGGGCTACAGGTTCGAACGGGCGCCTGTGCCTCCGCCGCGCGTCATCGCGACTGCTGCGGAGGCTATGCCTGCGAAAGCCCCGCCAGTGAACACCTCGGTTGTTTCACGGGAAACATTGGCGGTGATCCTCTCGGGCTCCCTGTTCCGGATCCTCGACACCGACCCGGACGTCGACCCGAAGAAGGTTTTCGTCATCACCACCCTCGACAAGTTCCGCCGCGAGCGGGAGGTCATCCGCAAGCTGTTGCAGGGGCTTTCCGCCGACCTGCCGCCCGAGGATGCGCGGGAAACCCCAGAGCCCGGTTGACGCCCCGCTCTGGGGCCCTATCATCGGGACACTTCATGGGGGACGGCGAGAGGCCCGTCGGTCACAAGACCGGCGGGCCTTTTCTATGCCCGCTTACCAGCGGGTGCGGACCGCCCGGGTGTCGATATGGGTGAACCCGTTGTAGCGCCCCAGCCCGCCCGGCCACAGGGGGTCGAGGTCGCGGAAGACCTGCGCAGGGCTCACGCCCCGGACAACGAAGTCTGCCGCCGTGCCCAGAAGGTGCTGGGAGTTCCGCGCACCGCCGACCGCCGCGTTGTGAGAGGCCGACCGGAAGCCCGAGTTGATGGTCACCGGGACGCCGTAGTGGTCGCGGATCCTCTGCAGGACGTCGATCAGGCGCGGGTCCATCCCGCCGGGCGGCAGGGTGCCGGTGCCCCGGCAGCGAAATTCGCGTTCATGGAAGTTCTTCGACAACTGCCCCGGCGCCAGAACAGGCGGCGGCGGGACGGGGGCTGCCTCGGGCTCATCGCCTTCGCTGACGGGCGTGGTGTAGTCCTTGTCCGGGTCGAAGCCTTCGGTCTCTGCCCATGCGGCAAGCTGTTTCAGGAGATCGCTCATTCTTCGTCATCCTTTCGTGCGCTGGAGGCGGCCACGCCGCCGGAGACGGCTGCCCCACCGATCAGGGAGAGGATCACCGAGAGGTATTTGTCGACCGCTTCGCTCAGGGTCGTCTCGAGGCGGGCGCAGGAGTTCATCGGCATGGCGATGCGGTATTCCGGGTCCGCCATCACGCGCTGCATGAGGGCCTCGGAATAGTCCCGGCAGAAGGCAACGCCGACCCAGATGCTCAAAAGGTGAAAGGCCATGAGTCCGCTCAGGAGGAGCATGAGACCCATCGCAAACCACGCCGCGTTCTGTCTGTTCATGTCCGCTCACAGCCGCATGATGTAGGCGAGGGCGAAGAAGGGCGGACGATTCTCATGCGCCGCTCCGCCGCCCTTCGACCCGGTGTTGCCGCTGACGGCATGGGTGTGGTTGCCGGGGTTGTCAGAGGTCCGGAATGTCTCGTTCGGATATCCACCCCCGTTCACAAATCCCTTCGTAACCGAACCCGAAACCGGGACAAAGTTGTATCCAAGGGCCTGCGCATATTGGTGAGTGTGACCGCCTGCACCTTGAGACGTCAGGTTCACGTTGTGGTCATGCGACGGAAGCTGCGCCTCAGTCAGCGTGACGCTCTCCGCCCCGCCCGTGTCGCCGGGGTTGTAGACCCCGCCTGCGCCGACGACAAACCGTCCGCGCAGGTTCGGTGTCCCGTTCCCCCCGTCGCAGAGGGCCCAGCCTGCCGGGACGGCGTCTGCAGCACCCGACCACAGGATGATGCCGCCGCGCGGCACGCCACCCCCGGCAGCCTCGCTTGAGACCAGCGCCCAGACCGCTCCATTCCAGACGAAGCTGACCCCGCCGGAGTCGAAGATGTCGCCGACCGTCGGGTTGTTCGGAAAATTCATCGGTCAGATCCTCCACCGGACTGTAGCCCCGCCCGCCGTCATGGCGATGGTGCTGGACAGGCGCAAGAATGCGGTTTGCTCACCGAGCATGTTGAAGACCCCCGAGTAGACCAGCATCGCCGTTGTCGACCGGCGCAGGCTTCCCCCGATAGCCCAAGTTCCCCCGCGCTGATCCCGGGTCATCTTCACCAGCCCGGAGAGCCCCTGAATGGTCGCGGCGGTATCAAGGACGAAAACCGTGTTGTTGTCATCCCCACCCGGCGGGATGTATGCCCCGGCGTCGTGACGGATGCGGGTCGACCATGCCCGCGCTGCAGCGGCTCCCGACCAGTCCAGCCGAACGGCAGCGTTCGCCGGGTAGTTCAGGCCATTGATGATGAGGTCGATTTCGTTCGCCTCGTTCGGCACCTGATCGAAGGTCGCCGACGTCTGCCCCGTCAGTGCCAAGAATTGCGCCCCGCTGCGTGCCTGAACCATCGCCGGGGTCATCAGCTTTTCGTTGCTGATCCCCGCCCGGGCCTCTGCCTCGGTCGCGATGGCGGTCAGCAGTTCGGCAAGGTCTGCCATGCCGGTGATAGAGACCGCGTCGAACGCCTTGATGCAGGGCAGGAGGGCGACGTTCCGGGGCCGGGTCTCATCGCCCGACCGAACCGTCGGGTCGAACAGGGTGTCAAGCTGCATGGTCGTGTTGCGGTTGACCGACGTCGCGCCCTGCCAGATTGCCGAGGCGGTCGACGCCAACTGGCGCAGAATGCCGGACGTGATCAGGCCCGTGCCGACTGTCTGCACCGATGAAAGTTGCCCGACCAGCCGCTGCAACTGGTCAAGCTGCGCCGACCCGAAGACGCGTGCTGCGTCCACCCCCCGTCCGTCATCCCAGCCCCGGATGAATTCGCCCCGGAGGTCAGGGACGCGCGGGTCAGCGCCAGACATGCCGAACGGACTTCCTGCCGCGATGAGGTAATCGCGCAGATCCGGATAGAGGGATGAGACGGCTTGATTGTCGCACAGAAGCCAGCCGTCCGGCACGGTCGGACCCGCAAAGTAGGAGACCGCGCCGATAGGCATGTTCTCGGCAGGCGCTCCCCCGACCGGAACCCATTCCGCCCCGTCTTCGTCTGTCACCCAGATAAACAGCCCCACGGGCTCGACCGTGCTGAACCACAGGTCGCCGTCAATCGGGTCCGCTGGTGGGCTGGGGCCGACCGGGACGCTGGTGTCGCCACCACCGCCACCACCTCCGCCGCCGGAACCGCCAGACCCACCGCCCGCTACCTGCACCCATTGCGCGCTGTCGGCATCGACGAACCAGATGTAAAGCCCGGCAGGGACGGCGGTGCGATACCACAAGAGCCCCGGGACCGGGCTTGCGGGTGGCAGCGCGGACACCGAGATCGCGGTCGCGATATCGATGGGGGTTCCGTTCTCATCGACGCAGCCGATGGTCCGGTCCGCGAAGTTGAAATAGAGTTCCCCGGCCATGAGCCCTGTCGGCCTGCGGCCTGCGACCGGGGTTCTCTTGGTCTGGACGATGTTGTTCATCTCGCTCCCTGCCCCGTCAGAATGTGCCGCAGTCGATGATCGCCCCGGTGATCCGAAGCTGGGGCACCGACTGCCCCGCCATCGCGAACATGAGGTCTCCGGTCATCGCTGTCGACCCGTCGCGCCGCATGAAGTCGTCTACTTCCATCGGGTTTGAAATCACGTCCCACGTCGATCCGTTGAAATAGATGAAGTCCAGAGGCGTCAGCGGGACGCCTGTCGGCGAAGGCTCGCCCCGAGAAAAGTCATAGACCCCCTCGACCATGACAATCGTGTAGGCACCCACCTGATGCTGGTTCGACCCGTTGATGATCGGGGGAGTGATCCCGCCACCCGGCTGCGTCGCGTTCATCGCGCCGACGTAGAGCGAGGCCACCGGGATCAGGTAGGACGGGTCCAGCCTGCCGTCCGCGTTCAGGACCGGCGCCCTGCCCTCATCCGCCGCGCCAGCCGACGTGGGGCCCGCCGAAATCCGCGCGGTGAGGGCTGCCGTGATCCGGGCCGACACCTCGACCGCGAACGTGAGGGCGGTGACCAGCACCGTGCCGTTCTGCCCTTGGGCCATGTCCTGTGCCGACGCCAGCGAGAGGAAGCTGCTGTCGAGCCTGCCGGTCGCGGTCAGGCGCGGGGACTTCGTTCCGTCCACCTCGCCGCCGCTGACTGTGCCTGCGGTGAACCTCTGGGTGTTCAGGTGCTGCGCAAGCCCCGCCGGGCTGATCGCCTTGCCCGCCTCGGTCCCGGCGTTGATCTCGGCAAGGGTGGCAAACTGCAGGGCGACGTAGGTCGAGACCAGCGCGTTGAAGGCATCGACAAACCGCCCGAGTTCGCCCCGGAATTCGGCTTGGATGGTGTCGAGCGGAACCAGAAGGTCGCGGTTGATGGTCATCAGTCTCTCCCGAGGTAGACGCCGGTCGCGTCGTCGGCGAAATAGAATTCCTTGCCGTCGTCGGACCAGTAGAGGCGCAGGAAGTCCTGCAGGCTGCGCATGGACGCTACCTCTGCCGCCACCTCGACCTTGAACCGGTCGAACCCGGTGGCGCTCACGACGTAGTTCGATGAAAACCGCAGTTCGATGGGGGTGACGTAGACCGGCGGGTTTACCTCGGTTCCCGGGGTCTGGATCGTCGGCAGGGCCATGGCGAACCACGAATAACCGTTCAGGTCGGCAAATCCTCCGAACCGGGCGACCTGTGCGGTGTTGAAATCCCACGCGAGGCTGAGGACGGCGGGCTGGTTCAGGTATTTCCGCCGCTGCCGGACGGCGCCGCTTTCGAACGGCGTCCGGATCAGGCCCATGTCGACCGCGAAGCGGTAACTCGCCCGCAAGGGGGCGCCCAAGTCGTCCATCGGAAAGAGTGCGATTGTGTCGGCCATCAGGTCGTGATCCCTCCCCAGACGCGATCATCATACAGGATGCCGGTGATCCGGACAGTCCCTTGCTGCAATGGCTCGATCTCGGAAAAGATGAAGTCCTGCACGAAGTCCTGTCCGCTGCCGATGGCGACGAAGGTCGGCTCTTGCTTGCCCCTGCCGAACAGCGGAAACGGCGGGTTCGACGCGAGGGTGATTTCGGTCACCATCAAGTCGGTATCATCCCGCATCGTGATCGCGATGGGGGCACTCACGCCGCCGGTCTCGCTGCGCAGGAAGACGTAAGGATCCGGCACTTGCGCGAACGCCTTGTCCAGCAGCAGAACCCTGCCGCTCACCCGGGTGACGCGTGCTGCCGCGCCCCAGTTCGGCAGCGGGTGCGCGACCGCGAAACGCTCGCCCAGAGCGTAGATCAGCCCTTCCATCTCGGTCTCGAAAACCACCGACTTGCGGGTGTAGGTGTCCTGTTGCCAAAGCCACCGGGCGTATTGCTCCGCCTGCGCCGCATTCGTGCAGCCCAAGAGAGGGATGGTGCGGGGGCGGACCGAGGTCTTCGGCCAGACCCGGACGTCTTGGCTGAAGTCCTTCGCGTCGAAGAATTCGACTTCGTATCCGTCGTAGGGGTCGTCTTGCTTGAAAAGGTAGCGCAGCGAGAAGCTGCCTTCCTTGATGTTCTCGGGGGTGAACATCGCCGACCGCATGGTCTGGGGACCATCCGCGATGGCCGACATGGTGCCGCCGATGGAGATGGGGCGGGCGCGCTCGACCGCCGCCACGGCTGCGAGGCCGCCCAGCACAGTCCCGCGCTGATCGAATTGGCCGTTGAACCCGGACCGGCTCGCCCACCGCTGCCGGAGGGCTTCCAGCGTCGCGATGTCGATCTCGCTGACGGGCCGCCCGGCGCCGTTCACCGGGTCCGTCATGATGTCATAGAAATGGTCTGCCGGGTTCGACGTCGCCACCAGCCCCGGGCCGCGCCATGTCGGACAGAGGCGCGTCACGTCGGCCCGGATGCGGCGCTGGGCTGCATCCGAGATCGCCTCGTTTGCCTTGATCTTGACCACCAGCAGGGTCGTGTCGCCGTAGGCGGGTTGCCCGGTGCGGTCCAGTCGCGCCCGCATGCCGATGGCCTGCATTTCCTCGACCACACGGTTGTCGGTGGTGTAAACCTGCCGACGGACGCGCGCTCGCCACCTGCCGCCGGGGAGGGCGATGGCGTAGGTGGCACGGATGGGGGTCCGGCTCGCCGCTCCATAGGTCGCGTCATAGATCAACGACGCGCCGATGGGGTTCCCCAGATCGTCGATCTGCTGCACCTCCATGCGGGCGGTTGTATTCCACCCGCGATAGTTACCATCTTCGTCGACCCAGTAGAGACCGTTCGGCATCAGGAAGTCGAATTCCAGCGTGACCGCTGAGGTGCCTTCCGGGTTGGTCTCAAACCATCCAATCCAGCCTGCACCCCCGAGCAGTCGCTGGCCTGCGACCTGCGGGCTGGTGACCGCGTCCTCCCAGACGCCGGTCTGGGCTTCGATGGCGCCAATCTGGCGTTGATGCTGGTCAGGGGTGAACATCCACGCCGTGATGGTGCCTGCAGGAAGTCTGGCGATGTCGTCGTTTTCAATCAGGACGCGGTTCAGCCGGTGCCAGCCGTGACCGACGGCGAGGATCATGTGGAGGTATTGCTGGTTGTTCTCGTAGCGGTAGTATGGCTGCGAGACGATGTTCGGGTAAGTGATCATGCGCCCGTAGATCGTCGGGATGGGCTCGCCGAGGCGGGCTTGGTTCTGCCGAGCCTGAAAGCTGTAGACGGGCGACGGCTGGCCGCCCTGTCCGGGCTTCGGGGGTGGGAACAGGAGGTTGATGATCAGCGTGATCGCGAAGCTGACCAGAAACGAAATCGCGGCCTGCACCAAGATCGGGACGATGGCGCCGCCGGGGTATTCGAGGATGGCGACCACTTCCTCCGGCTCCATCAGGAAGTCGAAGTCATCCAACTCGACCCGCTCTTGCCCGTTCTTGCGGTAGACGATGTAGGGGTGCTGGAAGCCGTGCGGGAACCGCTTCTCGAGGAAGTCGATGAAGGGTCCGTCTGCGGTGAACATCAGCGCACCCTCGCGCGGATGCATCGGGTTGTTCGAGTAGATCACCCGTGCCATGTGAAAATCCCCTTCAGCCGCAGCCCCATCCTTTCCATCATCGGCAACTGGTGGGAAACCACCCCGACCCCCGGCAAGGCGTGGACGACGCGGAAGCCGCCAGAAACGGGCCACACGAGGCCGGTGTGCGATGCCCGGGCTCCGGTCCCGAAAATGGCGACGCCCCCTGCGCAGGGCTCATTCTCGCGCCGCCACCGGGCATCCGTCTCTTGTTCCTCGATGATCCGGATCACCCGGCGCACCGCGAGCCCCTCATCTGCCCAATCGTCCGGCAGCCAAGGGCAGCAGGCGACGATCAGCCCCCAGCAGTCGAAGGCGTCCGGTCCGCGTGCGCCGACGCGGTAGGGCCTGCCGATCAAGGCCGACGGGTCGCGCACAGAAGCCCCGACCTGTGCAGTGACTTGTGCATTTTGTGCAATCTGGTCGTTTTGCTTTTCCGAGCAAGACGCGGACGGGCTTACATGGATCATCGCGCCATCCCCGGGAATTCGTTGATGCGGTAGTAGCGCCGGGGAAACTCGGCATTCACGACGTCCGCCCGGGTCGCGGTGCCGATGATCGCCTCGGGTGTCACCTCGAGGGCGCTCAGGAACAGCACCAGCGGCGGGTCTTGCTGCGGCCTCGGGTCATCGTCGGCAAAGACCAGATAGGTGCATTCGATGGCCGACCCGAAGTCGTCTGCCGCGTTCTCGAGTTCGATCATGATGTTCGGGCTGACGTTGTCGATCTTCAGCCGCAGGTCTTGCTGCGAGGACTCATCCCGGCGCGGCTCGATTACCTCGAAAGGCACCGGCACGAATTCCCGCGACTGCGCTTGCCAGATGGCGAAGAAGCCGACCGGCGAGTTCGTCAGCAGGAATTCCCGGCTGAACCTCGGGTGCCGCAGGACGATGGCCTGCCGGATGATCGACCGGACCGGCGCGGAGGCGTAGATGCGCTTCTGGTTTTCCGTCAAAGGCATCGGTTATCGTCCCTGCCTGCGCAGGCCATAGGTGCTTTCCAGAACCCGGGCGAGGTCGCCCGTCCCGCGTGCGACGCCGTCCGCCGTGGCCTTGGCTGCCGCGCTGATGACGATGTCGATCCCACCGTCATCGCGTTGCGAGGTCGCCACCTCGACCGGCGCGTTATTCGTGATGTTGATGGTCACCCCACCCCCGCCGCCGCCCGCATTCTGGACGCCCAGCTTGCCGTCCGGTCCACGCGACAGAGGCAGCACCGCCTCGGGGCCGTTCTCCGCCACCTGCCCCATCCGCCCGGACGCCGTCATCGCGAAGGTGGGGGCTTCCAGCACCCCGCCGTTCGCAAGCCCGAAGCTGAGATTGCCGAGGCCGAGGCCGCCAAGGCTGAACCCGCCGCCGCCCAGACCGCCGCCAAGGATCATCTGCAGCATCTTCGACGCCGCCAGCTTGCCGAGTTCCTCGAGGACGGTCGAAACCAGATCCTTGAAGGCCGCCTTCGCCACTTCCTTGAAGTTGCCGATGCCGAACACCGCATCCCCAAGAGCCTTGCCCATCGCGCTGCCGAAACTGTCCGCCGCCGCTTCGATGGCGTCGAAGGCTGACTTCAGGCTCTTGACGTTTTCCTCGAGGTCGAAGACCGCGTTCGCCTGTTGCGTGAGGGCGTCGATCTGGCCTTCGGTGAGGTCCGTCCCCTCTGCCGTGGCCGCGTTGATCGCCTGTTGAACGGCAGCATACCGCTCCATGTCCTGACCGGAAAGGACGGCTGCCCGCTCGCGCTCCGCCTCGGTCAGCCGCTTGGTCAGGTCGAGTTGCTGTTCCTTGTAGGCATCCCGCGTCGCGCCGCCACCACCACCCCCGCCGCCGGAACCGCCACCAACCGAGGGCGATGCGAGCCCGGCGCCGAAGACGCCCGGGGTGATGACTTCGCCGTCCAGCGTCACCTGCCCGAATTGCACCTGAGACCGCGCCGCGTCCGGGCCGCTCTGCCCGGTCCGCTCACGCAGGGCGGAGTAGTTCTTCGATGCCGCCGCGAGGTTGTCTGCCATCGCCCCCGCCGCCGCCGCACCGGCCCAGAGCGGGCTCGCCACATCTACCCCGGCCATCTGCCCCAAGGTCGACAGAACGTAGCCGAGGATGCTGTCCAGTTCTCCACCTGCGTTGCCGGTGCGCTTCAGGATGTCCTGCACCTTGCGGACTTCGTCGGCCATCTGTTGCGGGCTCTCTGCCGCAAAGGCCGCGTCCAGCGCCGCCTGCAGGGCTTGCGCGTCGCCCGCGACCAGCCCCATCGACCAGACCATGTCGTCCAGCGCGTTCACCGCGTCTGCAAAACCCGACTTGATGGTCGCCAGCGCCTTGGTCTCGGCCAGCAGCTTCGCCTGTTCCTCTGCCGCCGTCGCCAAGGCGTCGCCCATCTGGGAGATCGCGTTGCCGTTGTCGATGTAGGCTTGCTCTGCCTCTGCGAGTGCGGCGGTTTCGTCGAGGAAGATGCGCTGACGGTCGGTCAGCACCTCATTCATCGCCTGCTGTTTCTCGATCAGGGCTTGGGCTTTCTGGATTGCCTCATCGTCACCCATCTGCCCGATCTTGGCAATATCGCCCCGGTTCGACGCCTCGCCAAGCAGCGCGCTCCGGGCGGTGTCACCCAGACCACCCCGGCTCTCGCCAATGCTGGCCTTCAGGGCCGCCTGATCGGCCATCATCACCTGCCGCCGGGCTTCCAGAAGCTGGTTCTGGACGCGGATTTCCTCGAGGGTCCGGTCGATGGCCACCCGCGAGGCCGCCTCTTGCGCGGCGCTGCCCTCTGCCGCTGCCGTGCCAAGGTCGCGGTGTTGCTGGATCAGGGTGTCATTCAGGGCCGTCAGCTTGTCGGATGCCTCGACTGTCGCCTGCATGGACGCCTGCACGTCGCGCTGGGCGGTTTCCAGATCCTTCGTCCCGTCCCGCAGAAGGAAAAACGCCGCCGCGAGGGCTCCAACCGCCGTCACCGCCCAGCCGATGGGGCCCAAGGCCACGATGAAGCCCGCGACCGAGCCTGCCGCCGCCGCCGCGCCCGTGGCGATCAGCGTGAAGACCCCGGCCAGCCCGCCGCCACTCAGGATGACCGAACCGATGGCGGTCAGAAGCCCGGTCTTCATCGCCGCGTAAAGGGCGAGGACCGCGACCGTCGCCACCTCGACGTTTTCCGCGATGAGGCTGAAGAACCCGGCCAGCATGTCGTTATTGGCGACGCTCTCGATGATCCCGAGAAGGTAGGCGACCACGTCCGCCAGCATGTTGAACGCCGCGCCGAGGGCCTCTGCCGCCGCGACCGCCGCCTTCGACTGCGCCAGCCGGTTCAGGGCTTCCAGCACCGTGAACAGGGCCTTCTGGAACCCGCCTGCGATGACGACTTCCTTCAGGGCCAGCATCGAGTTCTCGAGTTCGCTGATCGCCGTCGCGGTCGTGCGGGTCTGTGAGGCAAAACCCGCGAATTCTTGCTGCAGTTGCGCGCCGAACGCCCGCACGAAGTCGTCTGCCGCCACCTGCCCGAGTTCCAAGGCTTTCGACAGTTCCTGCGTCGACATGCCCATCGCCCGGGCCGCGATCTGGAAAGCCCCCGGCAGGCGCTCGCCCAACTGCCCGCGCAGTTCTTCGGCCTGCACCGACCCCTTGGAGATCATCTGCTGGACGGCCATCAGGGCGCCCTCGAGTTCGTATTGCGACAGGCCGTAGGCCGTGGCCGCCGCCGTGATCCCTTCGAAGACCGTCCGGCTTTCCTCGAGGCTGATGTTCGTCCCCTTCGTCGCGGCCAGCAGCTTCGAATAAGCCCCCGCTGCGGTCAGGACGTCCTGCCCCAGCCTGTCCGCCGTCTCGCGGACGTAGTCCATTTCCTGCCGCGCCGCCGACGCGCTGCCGGTCACCGCCGTGAAGGTCATATTGATCTTCTGCAGGCTCATCGTGGTGTTCTGCAGGTCGCGGACGATGGCGAGGCCGATGAAGCCCGCGATGGCGCCCTTGGCGAGCCTGTAAGCCTGCCCCACGCGGTCGATGGCCGCCGCCTGCTGCTGCGCTGCACGGGTGGCCTCTGTGGCCGCACGGCTGCCCTGCCGCTGACTGTCGGTGTAGGTCCGGGTGGCCCCCGTGCCGCGCTGGGAGGCCCCCGTCACCGCGTCCGTCTGGGTCTTCACTCCCCCCAGCGCCTCTTTGAACCCGGTCAGGTCCGCCTTCCCCTTCACAATCGAGGAAGTGTCAGCGTTTACGATCAGGGGAATGTCGACCATCTGCCTTGCGCTCCGCCGTCATGATGTCCAGCCACCAGCCGTCCACCTTACGAATAACCCGGATTTCGTCCGGCGTCACCAGTTCCCCTGTCAGGTCGCGCCATGCGGCAATGTCGACCCAAGTCAGGGGCGTCAGCCCCATCCCGTTACTCGACCGCCCCGCGTGGATCTCTGACCAGAGAAGGAACACCCGGTCGAATTCGAACGGGCAGTCCGGCCCACGCAGGGCCTTCGGTGTTATGCCGGTCTGTCGCTCGACCGCTTCCAGATGCTCTCGGACGGACACCCCGTCCGTCACGACGTTCAGGCCGAAGTGGAACCGGCAGAAGGATTCGAAGTCGTCGATTCGGGCTTCGCCAAAAAAGTGCCATGGTCTCCCAGCGCCTGATCGATCTGGTCGCGCAACCACCGCAGCGCGGGGTTCGTCATCAGCATCCGGGCGTTCTCTGCCGAGACCTTCAGGGGCTTGCCTTCGATGCTGATCCCTTCCCAGCTTTCGATGCAGGCCACCAGCCGGTCGACCGCCTCCGCCTCGATCTCATCCGCCGACAGCTTCATCCTGCCCCGGGCGACCATGGCGTTCTGCACGCGCTGGTCTGCGATGCGGCGCTCGACCGCGCGCATGCGCGGGTGCGACGGCGGAACAATCATCACCCGGACAGGGGCTTCCGGCGTGCCCAGCGGGCGGAAGGTGACGGGGTGGACGAGGTCGACGGCTTTCGCTTCGTCGGTTACCATCAGGGTCGAAAGGTCCATGCGCTTCTCCAAAGACAAAGGGGGCGCCTCCCATGGCGCCCCCTCACCTTAGCGGGTGTTTAACAGTCGCACAATCAGGCGATCTCGACCCGGATTGCGGAGATCAGGGTGCCGGTCTCCGGCGTGATGACCACGCTGTTGCCGTTCTCTGCCTGCGCTTCCAAGTCCGACGTCGCATCGATGGCCGCCGCGAGGTTCTCCGCCACATCTTCCGGGGTGTCGCCGGGCAGGATATCCACCTCGGTCTCGGTCTCCGGATCCGTGTCGACGCGGTAGATCACCGTCGCGGTGTAGGCCCGGTCGGCAGGTCCGCCGCCCACGACGATCCCCGCCACGCTCGACCCTTGGCCCGTGACGCTGACCGTGATCGCGCCCACCGGGGCAGGTGCCGGGAAGACGACCGGCGCTGCTACCCCCGGGTAGGCCGTCTGGATGACCACCTGACTGTTGTCCGCCACCGGGTCCGTCGGCTGCAGGCCGCGAATGTCCATGGTGATCGGCAGGCCGGTGGCGACGGCGTCGCCGATGGTGCCACTGTTGAATTTGCAGCGGGGCAGGGTGATCTGCAGGAACGACTGGCCGTCCGCGCTGTCCATCCGCATGGCGACCAGCGCCTCTTGCTCGAGGTCGAACCGGTTGTAGGCTTCGAGGCCCGCATCCGCGTCGAACAGGATCGTCAGGCTGCCCTGCACGGTTTGCTGGTTGCCCCAAGTGATCGTCGGGATGATGTTCGACCCTACGACTTCCGACCCGGCCATGTTGTTGTTGATCGTCATGTCCAGCGCGGTGACGACGCCGATCTGGCGACCGCCCACGATGACCGTGCCGGAGACCGCGACCAGCACGCCTTCCTCGCTCACTTCGTCGTAGTCCGGCAGGGCGACCTTGCGGACGCTGAAGGCGGGCTCGACGGCGCTCTGGATGGCCTCTGCGACCGTGATCGCGGCGCCGTTGATCGCCGTGATGTGGCGCGGGTTGTTGTTCTGCGGAGCAACAGCCATACCGGTGAAGACCACCAGATCGCCGACGCCGAAGCCCTCATCCTCCCAGTCGCCGGTCGAGGACGTCACCGTCCGGGCCGCCGCGTCGAAGGTCAGCACGCCGAGTTCTGCCGGGCCCTTGACCAGTTCGGGCACGCCATCGATGGAGGCCAGCGCCACCGGGTCCGCATCGGTCCCGATCAGGCCGAAGTTCACCGTCGCGATGCCGGTCGGAGGCAAGGCGAAGGCCGCGCTGTTGAACCGCACGCCCCGATAGGTGATGAACCGCCCGATGTCGGTGAACGCCCGTTCGAAGACGAAGCTGCGCAGGATATTCCCGATGCCGAGTTTCTTGCCCGCGACGCGGATGGTGCCCAGTGCCAGCGTGGTCGCTTGGAAGGTGAAGCCCTTCTCATTCGACAGGGTGGCGTTCCGGGGGTCGTCTGCCCGCAGGCCCAGAATGGTGAACGACCGACCGTCATAGTCGATGTTACCCGTCCCGAGGATGGTGATCCGGTCGCCGATGCGGAACCCGAGGGTTGCCCAGTTGCCTGCGACGGGAAGCTGGGCCACGCCGTTCGCGTTGATGGTCACCGCGTTCGCGACGAGGTCCATCACCACGCCCGCGCGCCAGAAGCCGCCCATCAGCGCCTCGTAGGCGTCGTCATGGCTGGCCGGGCTCACCTCGGAGACGATCTCGCCACCCACCCGGCGGATGCCGTGGCGGCTGTCGCTGACCATCCGGTCGCTGCGGATTTCCTCGCTGTCGTAGGCATCCTTGGTCAGTGCGAGCGTGGTGCTGCGCCGACGGAAGACCTTCAGTTGGGGGTCGACGATAGGCTTGCCAGCGCAGACTTCCTCGGCATAGCCAAGGTCCGCCAAGCTGCCGGACGCTACGATGGGGCTGCAGGTTGCGTTCATGAAACTGTCTCCCTGTGGACGAAACCGGTGATCGTCACCGGAAGCTGAAACCAGTCAGTTTGCGCGATCATAGCGGTTACCACCGCGTTCGTCACGCGCCCGAATGCGGCGGGTGGGCCGACGCCCGAGCCTGCGAAAAAGTGCCCCCGGATCGCGTCGCCGAGAGCGTAGAGGTCGAAGAGGGGCCCCTCTGCCGGGGCGTAAACGTCGACCAGATAGTTGAAGGTCTCGCGGGTGTTGCCGTAGGTGCCAAGGCTCACGACGTCGGCTGCCACCGGCTGCAGCCGCTCTTGGACGTAGGCCACCCCGCGCTCGCGCGTGAAGGGCTGGCCCTGCCAATGGAAGACCTGCGGGATCCCGGGCACCAGCCGCAGCCGGTGGCGCAGGTCGCTCTGCAGGGGCCCCATCACGTTCATGCCTTGTATCCCAGCGACACCGCATGTCGCGAAAGGTTGATTCCGTATCTCGCCGCCGCCGCCCTGATCCAGCCCGAGTTCTGGGCAGACCAGCCGTCGTATTCCAGCTTGAAAATGTAGGCCGCGCTGTTCGCGATGGATAGCACCTTGCCGCTACTCATCAAGAGGGCTTCCGCGAACGGCGGCGCCGGGACCGAGTTCGGCCCATCGCCTTCCGACGGCGGGCTCGGGTGTGCGCCCGGCTCGCCGATGGCTGCCCAGAAGTTCGCCCGGGCAAAGCCGGTGTCGACCGGCGTGCCCTCGACCACGTCGTTCCACAGATCGATGTTCGTCGCGACGATCATCTTGTCGAGGTCTTTGCCGACCGCGTCGATCTTGGCCGCCCAGTTCGGGTCCATGGTGACCGTGATCATGTGGCCTCCTTTCGAACCCGGCAGTCGTGGTAGATCGGCTTGCCGTCCGGCGCGGTCGTCTTCACGTCCGTCACCGTCCAGCGCCCATCGCCCGGCCAGTCGATGGCGTCGCCCGGCTTGGGGTCGACCGGCATCCCCTTGGCTGGCAGGAGGATGCGGCGGTTGTCGCGGTAGAGGAGGTCGCTCTGCATGGTGAGGTCCGGACCCCGGTTCAGGAAGACGCCCACCACCGCGTGCGGGATCTCTGTCACCGTCTGCCCGGAGGTGATCGGGTCGAAGGCCGACCGGTCAAACTGGACCAGCGTCACGACCGTGCCCGACCCGAAAGAGGCGATCAGCCTCTCTGCGGTCTCGCGCATGCGGTCGTAGTTCGGCATCGCTGGTCAGTCCCCCATCATCGCGCGGATGGCGCGCATTTCAGCCGTATTCGGCAGGCCCGCCGCGCCGCCGACGTTCGCGTCGTTCATCCCGTGCGAGAAGTTGCGCGGGGTCGGACGGGCGAAGCTGGGGCCCACGATAGGCGGGCGCCCGGGCATGTAGATGTCTTCGTTCAGGAGGGGTGCGAGGATGCCGGTGACGGCTGGGAGGCCGAGGTCCGTCACGGCACCCCCGCCCAAGGGGGGAGGGATTGCGGCCTCTCCCTTGGATGAGTTGCGGAGCGGGTCGAAATAGGTGACCGACAGGTCTCCGACCTTTTCCGTTTGCACTTCGGCACGCCGCCTGCCGTTCTCGAATTCGCCCTGTCCGCCGCCGGTCGTGACCGGCAGGAAGCCGTAGGCACTCGCCTTGGCAGCGACGATCTGGGCCAGCTTCACATCGTTCGGGATCTTGTCGCTCGGAACGGTCGGGCCGCCGTTGCGGTAGCGCCCGCCGACGCGGGGCCACGCGAGGGTCTGTTCGACCGTCGCGCGCCCGCCGCTGAAGTAGTAGATTTGCCCGTTCGAGACGTAGAGGGCGCCTTGGACGAGGTGCTGTTCTTTCGTGGTCTCATCCAGCGTCGACCAGAGTTCGTCGCCCATGGCCGCCATCCAGCGGTCGGCTTCGCCCACCGTGACGAAGCTGTTGGCGTCCGCGACGCCCTGTCCGGTTTCAATGACCAGCGACACCCGGCTGCACTCCTGCGCTGGCGAGACGGTTGACCAGTTCCTGAACCGGGCCGTTCGCCTTGATCTGATGTTGCTGCAGGACGCGCTGCAGGTATCCCTTCAGGGTCTCCCCGTTCTCGCGGTGCTTGGCAAAAGCTGCCTTCCACGCCGCGTTCAGCGCGGATCCCGTGAGGGCGGGCCCGCCGATGTGTCCCGTGGCCGCCACGGCCTTCACAGCGGCCACCGCGACGCCTTCGACGTCTGCGGGCGTGCCGCCCTCTGCCGGGGCCACAGGGGCCGCTGGCGCGTCTCCCCCGGGCTCGTTGCCGTCATCATCCTTGTCGTCGTCGTCATCCAGTTCATCGTCGCCGAATTCGCCAGCCTGCATCAGGGCCGGGACGTGAACGTGCGGGACGAGGATGACCCGCCCGTTGTCCGCGAGGCGCCGCAGCACCTTGCCGTCGATCTTCGGGTCGACGATCTCATCGCCGGGCGCGTATCCCTTGCCCATGATGGTGACCGCGTATTTGGCGCGGTAGCGGGTCGTGATCTGTGCTTCCATGGTCGGCTCTCCCTTGAATGAAAGAACCCGGCAAGCAGGCCGCTCCTGCCTGCCGGGCCCGTAATGGTCCGACGCGGGTCTTGTCCGCGTCAGGCGATGGCGTCTTCGATGAACAGGCCCAGATCGTCCGCCACTTTCTCGTGGGTGAACGCCAGTTCCAGTTCGAAGCGGTCGGACCGGATCGGGTCCATCCGGAAGGACGACACCCGCTGGCCATACTCGCCCGCGCCCGCGTAACCGGCCCAGACGAAGCTGTAGCCTGCCGACGGGGTCATCAGGCCGGGGGTCGGTGCCGCGTGGACCAGCAGCGCGCCCTTCGAGTTGCCGATGAAGGCGTTCGAGTGAGGCACGCCTTCGGGCGCGGTGTTGACGATGGCCGACATGACTTCGATGCGGTCGATTTCGAACAGCGCGGCCAGAGCCTGCCGGGTCACCATGGCAGGCGCACCGGGCGTCTGGCCATACTTGATCCGGTCGATGATCGCGTCGTTTTCGGTCAGTGCCGTGTAGGTCTCGTGGCCGAGCAGGAGGACGTTCGCGGCGACGCCGTTGCGGAGGAGGAATTGGTCCCGCCACCGCTTGATGTCCTTCACGGGTTCCGAGGCCGCGTCGTTCCACTGCAGGAATTCGCCAGCAGCGGGGGTGCCGGAGACGCCCTGAACGTAGTTCGACCACGCGCCCGGGGTGAAGTATTTCGTCGCGAATTCGACTTCCCGGCGGATGAGGCCCTTCTGGGTCACCCACATCGTCGCCTCGCGGTCGACGTTGATCGGTTCGTCAGCGTTCGCACGAAGCTGGTCATCCACATCGCGGTGAACGCCCCAGACCGGGCAGTAGTAGGGCTGCATCTCGATGTTGTAGCCGCCGCCCGCCGTCTCGGTGGAGGGTGCGCGCTTCTTCATCTCATCCCGGTTCCAGTCACCGTGCGGATACACGATGTAAAGGTCGGACTGCTTCATCACCGGAACGCGCGGGAAAATGCGGTCGGAGACGAACATCGATGCCGATTGCATCATCGCCAAGCTGATATTGGTCAGCGGGCGGTTAACGTGGACGTCGGAGGGGGTGATGGTCTTGCGAACGACCCCGGACGCCTGTGCGACATTAAGCATTTGTGCGTCCTCCCTCAGACTGCAAGCTGGACTTCGATGATCTCGCCCGCGACCGTCGCGCCGACGATAGCGGTTCCGGCGGTGCCACCTGCGATGGCCTCACCGTTTGCGTTCGCACCGACCTGTGCGCCGAGGGCGACCGGGCCGCCTGCGCGCACCTTGGCGATGCCGCCGATCACCACGCCGACGGCATGTCCCGCCTCCAGCGCGTTGATCAGGGTGACGCCGATGACGTCGTCACCGACCGCAGTCGCCAGATCGGCGGTGCGGGGCTTCGTGGTCGAAGCCTTGACGAAGACGTATTGGGCCAGAGGCCCGCCCGCTTCGTAGGATACGGCCTGAATGCCTTCCTGAAGTGCCATTGTGAACCCTCCCTCAGTTCATGGCCCGATCACGTTCGGCGAGGAACCGGCTGTAGAGGGCCGGGTTCTGTGCCAGAACGTCATCGTAAGCCTTGGCGAAGGTGATGTTCTCAGCCTTCTGTTTCGCTTTAGCCAGAGTCTCGATCTCCGCTTCGGCGTCGCTTTTCTGCACGAGGTGTGCAGGCAGGCCGGTGGAGCGGAGCGAGTCTTCGACCGCGTTCGATGCCGCCTTGAGGACGCGCACCAGTTCCTTGCTGTCCGCCTCATCCATGGCGCCCATGGCGCGCTTCAGGATGGGGGCGAATTCGTCGGCCTTGACCGGGAGACCGCGCATGTCGGTCGAGATCTGGACGGCGACTTTCTTGATCTCGCGTTCCTCATCGAGTTGCGCGAGTTGCTTCGCGGCGGAGGCGTTCGCCTTGCGCAGCTTGATGATCTCGGCTGCGACCAGCGGGTCGGCGGCCTTCAGGATGGGGTCTTCGTCGTCAGCGCCAGAGCCTTTGGCGGCTTCGGCGACGGCCAGACGCTTCTGCAGGTCCGCGATGGTCGCGTCCTTCGTTGCGCTGTCCGCATTGGCCTTGGCCACGCTCCCCTGAAGATCGGCGATGGTCTTCGTCGCCTCTCCCATTTGCGCGACCATCTTTTCCAGATCGGTCATAGGTTTCCCTCCGTTGCTGCGGTCATCCCGCTTGAAAATCGTCACGACGGCGTTCGGGTCCGCCCCCGCGTCGACAATGGAAATCTCGTTCAGACGCAGTTTGGTCAGCCGGTAGCGTTTCTGGGTCATACCGGTGTCCTCGTGCCTTTGCCGCCAATCGAAAACGCCGCGAGGGTGCCGTCCTTGATCATGTCCCAGACAAGCTGGTCGTGAACCTTGGCGACCACCCAGAGGGCGTCGACGTCTGCGCTCATGTGCGGGGGGCGGAAGTCTCCGGCGAGGACCGCCATCTCGACGATCTCGCCACCGGCAATCGGTTTGCCGTCCGGGCCGGGGATATGCATCACCCCCATCGTGCGCCCGCTTTTCATGAATTCGTGGACGGCCTCGCGCAGGTCTTCCGGGTCGATGGCGTCGCCCTGCGTGTCATGCAGGAGCGTGCCCTTCGCCTTGCTGACGTAGGCGTATCCGCCCACCAGCCGACGGTCCGGATCCCGGGCCGCCTTGGCAAAGTCCACGCTGATCTTGAAATCGTCCATCGGTCCGCCGTGCTTCGTTCCGACGGTTTGACCATTGCTTGCACAAGCAAGGCAAGAAAAAACGTTTTGTTAAACGCGGTCGTCTGGCGGGGTGCCGAGGAAGGCCGCGACCGCCTTTTCGACGTCGCCGTCGATCAGGTGTTCCCAGTCTTCGCCTGCGGCCTCGAGGTCTTCGGCCATCATTGCAGTTTCCAGCAACATGTAGAACGGGAACCCGATGGTCTCCGCCGGGGTCTGCCCCGACAGGCCGTAGTGCGCCTCGACGCTGCGAACGATGCCCGCGCCCGCCTCATCGGCGTTCCAGACGTCACTCAGGGGCAGGTAGCGGTTCTGCCGCCCCAGCAGGATCTGCACGGCGTTGTCGATCAGCACCCGCACGAAGTCCGGGCCGTTCTCCGGCTCGGCTCCGCTATCCGCCCGCTCGCGCTCGGCATAAATCTTCGCCATCGTGTTGCGGATCAGCGCCTCGATCACCGCCGGGCTGCCAAGGTAATAGTCGCGGTCATCTCCGCGCGGCAGCCCGAAGGGCATGTCCGGCGCAATCCAGTCAGGCGTCATGCCATCCTCCATCAGTGAATTTCCGGGTCGTCATTGCCGATGATCAGCACTTCGACGATGGTCTTGCCCTTCATGGTGTTGCCGAAAAAGTCGTCATTGCCGTTGCTGGTGTAGACCTTGACCGGGATGATCTTGGTATTCTTCGGCAGGATGATCTCATGTTCGCTGCCGAGCCCGATCTGACCTGCGGATGAGGTCTTCGTCGTCTTGTCGGTGACGCCGACGTAGGCCGCCTTCGCCCCGGGCGCGAATTTCATCTTCAGCGCCACCTCGCCATACCAGACCCCCGGCATGATCGAGGTCGACGACAGGGCCGGGATGTTCAGCACGTCGCCAAGGGACGCCTGCCATTCCTTCACGCTGGCGTAGGCCGGGATTTTCCGCCCGACCACCAGACCGGGCGGCATTTCGTAGACGCCTTCGCTCAGGTCTTTCGCGTTCTGCATGGCCGTGTCGAACAGCTTGTCCCCTTTCTTGCCGGTGAAAAGGGCCGCCTGCATCTGCGCCCACCCGGCGTCGCTCTTGCCGCTGACGTGCGCCTTCATGGCCTTCTGGGCCTTCAGGGGTTGGCTGTAGGTCATATCCTTCAGCTTGCCCGCCAGCGCGGTGTTGGGCTTCAGGACCGTCATCGGCATGCTGTCCCAGAACGCCTTTGCCTGCGCTCCGCCGACCGACCCGCTCTTGATGTAGCCGCCGATCTTCGATGCGCCGGGCGTCCATGGGCCCTTGGACTTGAATTTGGCCGAAATCCCGGCCATCGCGCCGCCAATCGACCCGCCGCCTTCGAAGCCGATCACCTTCTCGGTCGTGATCGCCTGACCGACGCTCTGCAGGTAGCCGATCAGGTGCGACTTGTAGCCCGAGACGTGCTTGTTCGCGCCGCCGGGGAGGCTCTGCTTTACGCTGTCCGGCAGGCTGGCGAAGCCCGGGACCGTGATGTCGAGTTCCATCAGGCCCTTGATGTCGTTCTTCATCGCCTTGGCGTAGAGGGCCTGCACGCTGGCGTTGTTCGTATCGTTCACTTCGGGCTTGGACGACAGCGGGTTGCCACCGTTGAAGGCCGCGAAGTTCGGCGGCTCGGGGATGCCCTTGGCGTCAAACTGGACGATGGAGGTGGTCTTTTCGTAGATCACCCCGCCGGTCGTGTAGGTCTCGATCTTCGACCCGTCGGGCAGGTTGACCGTCTTCGCGGTCTTGCCGGTCAGGGCATCCGCGCCGATGCTGATCGCCGCCTCTTGGGCCTTTTTCTTCGGGGCCGCCGGAGTGGCGTCGATGGCCGCTTGCCCACCCAAGGCCGCGACGACGTTCGCGGCATAGGTCTTGGCCTTCATCGAGAAGCTGTTGCTGCCCTTGATCATGGCCGAGAGGGCCTGAACCTTGACCGCCGCGTCCGGATCCCCGGAGGTCGCGATCTTGGCGATCTCGTTTGCCAGCGCGTTCAACTTCAGGTTCGGGTTCGCGGGCGACGACAGTTTCGGCATGACCGGCATGGCGGTCGGGACCGTCAGCACCGGCTGGGCCGCCGGTTTCGGCACGCTCGACGCCGCCGTCTCTGCAAGGTTGGCCGCTTCGATCTGGGCTCCGAGGTTCGTCGGGTCGCCCTTCGCCGCCCAGTCCGGGTGAAGCATGTTCGTCCCGGGCGCGGTCATCCCGCTCTCTTTCAGGGCCATGGTGACGTTTGCCGGGGTCACCTTGTTTGCTCCGGTCACCAGCCCGCCGTCGCCTGCCTTGGCCGCGTCCTGCAGCTTGAGGGCGGCCTGCGCTTCACCGACGCTCTGGACGCTCTTGAATGCCTGTTTGTAGAGCCCGTAGTTCGTCGACAACTTGGCCTTGGTCGAAGTCGGGACATAGAAGGTCGCCGCGACGCCCGTCGTGTCGCCCGCGAAGGCCGCCTTCGACGCTTTTTCCAGCTTCTGACTGTAAAAGTTCGCGGACGACCCCGTCATCTTGGCTTCGAAGTTCATGGCCTCGATGGTCTGCGCCTGAATGACCGTGTCGAGGTTCTTCGCATCATGCAGGTTGGCCAGCATCTGGACGTTCGGGTCCGGGTGCGCGAAACCGTCCTTGGTCGTGCCGGTGGTCGCAATGTCGAGGCTGGCCGTCGAGGCGAAGTCTGCCGTCATGGCTTTCGCCTTGACGGACATGTCCATCACCCGGTCCTCCATCTTCAGTTGGAGGTTCGTCATCGTGGTGTTTTGGGCCTTATCCCAATGGTTCACCATGGCGCTGACGGCTTCCTGTTTCAGGATGGTGCCGCCCAGTTCGTCGGTCTCGCCAAGCCCCGCGAGGGCCTTCTGCATGCTGTTGACGATCTGTTCCTGCGTCATCTTGCCGAACACCTTCGCGGCGGTCGGGTTCTTGGTCGCGTCGCGCAGGGTGTCGAGTTCGGTGACGTTGCTCTTGAAGGCATCGCCTTTCAGGCCGCCTTGGGCGCGGTAGAGCATCGACCCGCCGGGGTCGACCATGACCGTCTTGCCGGTCGCCGCGTCGATCATCAGGTTGTCGAACGACAGGCCGACGGCATCCCAGTTCGCCATCAGCGCGTGCGCTGCGAAGTCTTCCTGCGCTGCCTTGACGTGCGCGGCATTGTTCTGGTCAAACGGCTTCAGGTCCATCATCTTGGACGCCACGCCGATGCCGCCCTTGTGTGCCTCGCCGAGATTGATCAGCTTCATCTCGGGAACGGCGACGCCCATCATCCCGTAGAGTTTGGCCGACGTCACTTCGTTGAACGCCATCCCGGCGGTGTCGTAGGACTTCACCATCCAAGTGTCGCCTGCCGCGTCCTTGTAAACCGCACCGGCTGCCGACCCGCCCGGCTTCGCGCCGACCTTGGTCATGTCCGACAACTTCATCGGATCCTTGAAGGTGCCGATGGGCTGGGTGTAGAGGTCCGCGTCCGGCGCCTTCGGCTTGGCGGGCTTCGTCGTGCCGCTGCCGAGCCCCATCGAGGCGCCTGCAAACTTCTTGCCCATCCCCTTCATCGCGTGGACGTAGGTCGCGGCTTCGTTCGCGCTCTCCCACGCTGCCGCGCTGTAGGTCTGGGCAGGCTTCGGCTTCAGGATCAGTTTCTGGGCTGCCGGGTGGACGTAGCCTTGGTTTGCCGCGTCTTCGAACATCTTGATCTTGGCGTTCAGCGCCTCGGACTGAGGGCCGGTGCCGCCGTGCTTCTGCAGGGTCAGCGCGGTCGCGTTCTCTGCGAACATGCCGCCCCACCCGCCGCCGCCATAGCCGCCCTTCATCCAGCGGCCTCCCGTGGGGAAGCCGGAAGGGACGCGCGGCTGGGATGACCAAGCCTTGCCCTTTTCAACGATGTCTCCCAGCAGTTCGACGAGGTCCGCGAAGCCAAGTGCCAGCTTGATGACCGTGTCCGATTCACCTTTCAGTTTGGCAAGTATGGGCTTGTCGTTCACATGATGCAAGGCGTCGTCAAGGTCGTCCATCGGCACGAGGTGCGAGGCCGCCGTCTCCCAGTGATAATCGGTCGGGTCGCCGCCGACCCGCTCTGCCCGGTAGTAGCGCGCGACGCTGGTGTTGCGTTCGAAGTCGCCGATGTAGCCGGTCAGCCTGACCTTCAGGCCGCTTTCCTCCCACGCTTCCTTGATCGCGGTCTGGCGCAGGTTCAGGCCGGGCTCGATCCCGCCCTTGGGGAGCGTTTCGAAGTAGCCGCCGAAGTGGTTTGTCGGGGTCAGGGTCCACACCCGCCCGTCGGGCTCTGTGATCACAACGCCCGCACCGAGGCGCTTGCCCTTCGTCGCAGGCAAGTCCGGCTCATCGAAGTCGCCCGTGCCGCCGACCTTGGCCCAGTCGCCGCCCTCGGGCCCATCCCACGGCTTGAACGGGACGCCGTTCAGCCCCTCGCCCGGGTCGTGCCCGGCGACGAAGGTTGCCCGGTCATCCGGGTTGTCATTGTTCTCCGGCGAGGTCGGCTTCTGGGGGTTCTTGAGGACGATGCCTTCGTCATTGCCCAGCCACGCGGGCTGCCCGGTCATCTCGCTTTCCTTCATCGGCTTCATGAAGGCCGCCTGTTGCGGGTCACCCTTGAAGCGATGGGTCGCGATATCGTCCTGCCCCAGCCAAGGCAGGGTCAGTTTCGGGGCCGGGGCGGGCGCCAGCGGGCCGCCTGCCGGGGCCTTAGGTCCGAGCCCTGCCATCCCCCCGCCGTAGCCGCTGGACGTCCACTGGCCGCCCTTGGGGCCGCTCGGCACGCGGGCTTGACTGGACCAGCCCGCCTTGGCCATCCGCACCGTGAAATTATCGTCAATCGCCTCGAAAACCTCGGGGCCGAACCGCAGCGCGCCTCGGTAGGGCTCGACCGCGTCCAGATCGAAGTCAGCGGGGAGGTTCAGGCCGATAGTGACGTGCGGGCGGTAGGACGGGAAGTCGAACGAGGCGCCCTTTTCGACCATCTCGCGGTGCCGCCACTCGAGGTCGCTCGAGGCGAAGGCCAGCACCACCACCTTGGCGTCCGTCTTGCCGAACCGCGCGAGGACGCGGGGGCCGCCTTTCGTGACGACGACCGTGTCGCGGTAATCCTGCCCCATGGCCAGCCAGTCCACCGGGGCGCGGCTGTAGCAGACCGTGACGTGCATCTCGGAGGGGGCGACGATGTTCGGGATCCCGGCGCGCTTGGCCCATGCGACCAGATCGGCGGCACTCAGGAGGTCGCGGCGGACGTAGAGGGGCTTGGGTTCGATGCTCTTGGCGACGCTCACCCGGGCCATGGCATTTGCCAGTTCAAGGGTTGCCAGCGCCGCCTTGGCGCGCTTGGCGGGGAGGCGGCGGTCGACCGGAGCGTTCATGGGAGCCTCGTTTCGGGCGGTTTCGGTTGGCGGCAGGATAGCGCGGCAGGTCGGTTCCGGAAAGCACCCGTTTTTGGCAAGTCTGGACTTGACAATTCCGGCGGCTCTGCCTACCTGCTTTTCCATCGCGGGACGAGGTGTCCTGCACCTGAAAGGTTGAACCGATGCGAAACCGTTTCCTCTCTGCCGCCGTCGTCGCGGGTATCGTCGCTGGCCTCACGTCCGGCGCTGTCATCACCATGGGGCCTGCCAGCGTGCCGGTCATCGGTGATGTCTATGCCGCGCATGTCGCCAAGGTGGACTGCTACGGATTCCCTTTGACCCTGTGGCAAGCCTACGGTCCGGCAAACCCAGACCGCACCGAATGCGAGGCTATAGACCGAGAGATGAAACTCGCTGAACAAAAGCGGATTGTCGACCGACTCCTTGCCGCGCAGGCCGCTCTTGATGCCGCGAAAGCAGGTCAGTGATGGGCTTCGCCGAAGTCTTCGCTCTTGCTCTTGTCGCTGCGCTGGTCATCGGCGCGGTGCTTGGACTCGGAGAGAAAAGGACGGGGATACTCCTTGCCCTCGTCATGCTTGCGGGGCCGGTCGTTTTCATCCCGCTCACCATCGTTCGCAAAATTCTGGAAGGCTGATCCCATGGACCTTAACCCCACCCGCGCTCCGGGCCCGGACAATCTTGCGTCTGCCCGCCGTGGCCTTCGGCTGAACCGTCGCACCGATGCCGAGTTGGCCGAGATTCACGCGCGCCATCTGCGCAAGGACGCTTTCGCCTCGCGCGCCATCGTGCTTGCGGTGCAGGAAGAACAATCCCGCCGGGCACTCGACCGCGACGGGCCCATGCCGCCCGGGCCGCGTGAGCCCTCGACCGAGGAAATGCTGGGGCGCGGCTGGCGTCCGTCGTTTCCGGGGCAGCAGCCGCCGTTCTGACGACAAAGGCCCGGGTCATCCCCGGGCCTTTTCCTTGACCGCCTCGCCGTGCCAGACCGGGCCACGCCGGACCCTGCCACACCAGACCCTGACCGCCTTGCCTGATCTCACCGGGACCGGACACACCCGGCCTCGCCTCTCCTTGACGCCATCCGACTGCCACAGGTCAGCCCGGCAGTCCAGCGGTCAGATCGACCCGGTAGGTGACCGTGCAGCGGCAGTTCGGCTGATGCGGCGGAAAAAGAACCCGGTCGCCTCCGACGACGAACGGCTCGTTAAACCCGCGCTCTTGACCTGCCGCGCCGCGATGATCCGGTCGAACCCGGTCATCGCGCGCGGTGATCCACTTCCTGCGCACCTGACTGGCGTCCAGCACGCCCGTGTCTTGGATGGCCTGCCGCCAGCTTTCGTATGACCCAAGGTTGGCCGCACGCAGGCCCTCGGTCCGGGCGATCACCTGCGACCGGTGCTTGATGTAGCGTTCGCCGTAGCGCGCCTTGATCTCGGCTGCCTTGGATTTCAGGGCTGCCTTGGCCTTTTCCAGCGCCACCTTGTCGCCCTTCTGTTGCGCGTCGATCACGTCGAAGACGTAGGGGTCCATCGTCTTGTCGCGAAGTCGCCACCGCGTCATCCGGTCAATCGGGTTGCCGTTCGCATCGATCCTGAAGGCGTTCTCGCCCGACTGCGTCAGCGGGTCATCGACGAAGCCGATGGGCTTCTGCCCTTGCGCCAGCGTGCCCGCCGACCGGCTGATCTTTGCCCACCGCCGTCCTTCCATCTGTTCCTTGGCCGTGAAGTTCAGTTGCCGGAAGACCTTCGGGTCGGTCTTTTTCAGGTCGGCAATGTCCTTGGCCGTGTAGAGCCCCCAGCTTCGCCCCGACCGCATCCCGTCCGCGACGATCCGGTCGATGTCGTCTCCGAAACTGGCGACGTGGCCTTGCTGCGACGCCGTGAGGGGTAGCCCCACCCGGATCTTGCGCGCGGTCGTGCGGGGGTTCTCACCCGCCAGCAGGCCCTCTCGCACTTGCGCCATGATCCCCTCGCGGGCGGTCTGGGTCATCTGTTGAATGAGGTTTCCCTGCCACGTCCGGGTGGCCGCGATGGTCTTGGGGTTGATCGGGTTGAACCGGTAGCCGGGGCTGTCCGGCGTCTTGCCCTCGCCATAGAACGTGATCCCCGCGCCGCTCGCAGGCATCTGGGGTGACCCGATGGGGACCGGCATCAGCCGCAGCCCTGCCGCCGCCAGCCGCTGGTTTTCCCGCACCGCCTTGGCCGCCGCCGACCGAATGTCTGCCTCCGCCGCCGTGCCCGCCGCCGCGACGATGGCGGACAGGACGGCGATCATCTCCGGCGCCGCCGCCGCGTAGAGTTTCTGGACGTAACCCACCAGCCCGGCAATGTCGCCCTGCAGGATGAATGCCTCGATCTGGGCAAGGCTTGCGCTCGACTGGACCTTGGCCAGCATCGCCTCGACCGCTGCCCGAAGCTGCGGCTCGTATTTCGACAGCACTTCGGCGAGTTTCGGATCCACGCGAGCCCCTGTTCAGCCCGGCGGAACCGCTGGCCACGGTCCTTCAGCGACCCATGCCTCGAATACCTGCCGGTCCTTGTCGGTCTGGAAAAAGTGCGCGCAGACCACCCGCCCGACGTAGCCCGAAAACTGCAGCGCGCTGTCGCCCCACTGGCCGAGCCCGCCAAACGGCGAGACCGGCGCATCGGTCGTGGCAGGGGTGCCGGTGAGGACGCCCTCTGCCGCGAGGACGCCATCGAGGAACCCCTGCACGGAGGCGGGGGCGCCCAAGAACAGGGCGCGAACCGACAGGGTGTGCGCCTGCCCGGGCGTCAGGGGTGCGGTGCCGGTGATCTGCAGTTCGTTCGCGTCCGGCCTCGCGACCGAGAAGGCCGGACGCAGGTCTGACTTCAGTTCCAGCGCCAGCCGCGTGCCGCCGCCGACGCCAAGGAAGGCCACCACGGGCGCATCGTCCTGTTGACCCGCCTCAGCCGCGACCCGGGCGACCACCACCATGCCGGTGTTGCCCGTCGTGAAGTTGTCGTTCGGGTTGATCAGGCCGCCGTCGGCTCCGGCGAAGGAGATCGCGCCGCCCTCATAGGTCGTCACGATGGGGTCCGTTGCCCGGTAGGTGTAGGACTGACTGCCAAACTTCGACCGGATGGCACCAACCGGCTGCCCGGGTGCCGTGACTGGGGTGATCGCCTCATCATCCTGCCACAGCGTGGCGAGGTCTTGCGGGTCCAGCGCGAAGCCCTTCGTCTGCCGCAGGATGGCTTGGACGCGCTCGGTCAGGGTCGGATTGGCGACCGTCGCCAGCGCCACCTCTGCGGGCTCCGCCGCCCACGCCTCGATCACCTTTTGCTGGGCTGCGGTCGGGATGAACGGCAGGTAGACCGCCCGCCCCAGTCCGCCCTCGAAGAATTCATTATTGCCACCCGCGACAAATGAACCCGACCGGGCACGGGTCGGCAGGGTATCCTCGAGATTTCCGCCTGCCGCCGGGAGGGGGCTGGTGTCCCCCAGCACGCCGTCCTTCCAGATGCGGGCGCCGCCGTTCGCAAAGTCCACCGCGCAGGAGACGACGGTCCGCTCTCCGGGCACCAGCGTGTTCGGCGGCAGTTCGACCTTGCCCGCCCCGTCGCCCAGATCGGTCCGGCGATAGTTGAACGTGACCGACAGGTCGTAGTCGGTGTGGAGGGTCAGCCTGCCCAGCGCGCCGCTGACTTGCGAGCAGGCGATGGCGTGCGCACGGGATGCCGGGCGGCGCGGCACCTGCATTGCCTGACAGATGAAGATGGCCGACCGATTGCGGAAGAACCCCCGAAGGACCGCGTCCGCGTTCGTCGTCGGGTTGGTGGTCGCCGACACCGGGTTGATCAGTCCTTGCGCCTCGATCACGGGTCGCACGCCGCCACCGCTGAAGAACCCCGGCGCGCTGCCCCATTTGGCGTTCTGCCGCAGGATGGGCTGCCCGAGGGCAGTCGCCGGGACGTTGCCCGTGGTCAGGTTGGTCGCGAAGTCGAACGGGTCGAAGGCGAAGCCAGCCGAGTTGCCGATGATCGCCTGAACCTTGTCGCTCAGAGACCGACCCACCCCGGCGGACTGAGTGACCCACCGTTCGAACAGGTCGCGCTCGTCTGCCGTCGGCAGGCCAGCATACTCGACCACCCGGCGGAACAGGGTCTGTTCGATGGCATACAGAACCACCCACGTCTGGGTCATGCTGGTCGCAGGCCCGGCGGCGCTCGAGAAGGTGCCGGTCCCTTGGCTTACACCGTTCAGCCAGACCTCGGCGGTGTTTGCCGTGAAGTTTGCCAGCGCGGTGATCGAGAAGAATTCCCCCGGCTGCACCCTGTCGGTGCTAGTGATCGTGACGGAGTTCGACCGCTGCTGATCAGACCCGGCGATCAGGACCGTGACCGTCCCGTCAGGGTTCAGGACGACGTCCAGCATCTCGTTGCCGCTGCCTCGCTCACGGCGATAGAGAAGAGTTCCGGCATTAAGGGCGGGAACCCTGAAGCCCAGCGTCACGCAGTAGGCATCCCCACCCCGGAAGTTGAAGCCCGCAAACCCAAGCCCCCGCAAGAAGCTAAGGTCACTCTCAGCGGTCAGCGAAGGAAAGGGGCTCTGGAGGGAGAGGTTCTCGGTCCCTGCACCCCACTTGCCGTTGATCCGACCAATAAGGTCAGGCCCCGTGACAGGGCCTCCCGTGCTGTCGCGGAGGGTGGAGAGGTCGGACGGGTCAAAGACGAAACCCCGCCCCTCGACGATAGCCCGCACGTCGGCATCCAAGGCTGGGAATGCAGGGACCACCAGAGAATTACTGACCTGCTGCATCCCTGTCGCGCCGCCATCATTGGTCGCGCCCTCGAGGATGCTTACCCGCCGTCCACGCCATGCATCATCGATAGGAATAGGGCCCGGCTGAACCGAAATTCCAGACGGACCGCCGACCACGTTCAGGTTTCCGGTGATTACCGGCTCTGGCACGCCCGACCAGACGCCCTGCGTATAGGTCAAGGCGTCTTCATCTTCCGACAAGGCAAGGACCGGCGGAGTGATCAGGTCAACCGGAACAAAGGCGCCAGCACCCCTCAGCCGGGTGTCAAGTGTCGCCGTGCCCATGCCGTGCGGGATGGCCGCGTCGCGGGACACCTTGCGCCCCATCGACATGTCGACCGTCGTGTCTTCGGTGCCTGAAAGGCGGCGCATGGCCTCGACCCATTGCCGCGATCCGGGTTGAATGCGCCCCGTTGCCATGCCAGCCCCCTCAGTTTCCGGTTTCCCAAGGCCGCGCGCCGTCGAAGTAGGCGACCAGCCATTGCCGCTTACTGGCCAGCGTCATCTGCCCCCAGTCCGCACCCCGGGCGACGCCTTGCGCGTCCGCCCAGCCGTCGATCTGGGCATGGGTCGTCATCGTGTCCCACGGGAAGCTGACCGGGTCCGTCACCGGGTCGACCTGTGCCGCCGCCGGGGCAGCCTTGGTCCAGTCGACCTGAAGGAACGAAATGATCTTGCCGTCGACTTCGGTGATGGTGACCACGTTCCCTACCGCCCTGCAGGTCACTTCCGTCCCGCTGCCGGTCTGAGGGAGTGTCCCGTCATAGTGCCAAAGCGCGGCAAGTTCGACAGCCGTCAGCCCTGCTACCGAAGGCTGCCCGTCCTGCCCGTTAAACCAGCCAATCCAGAAGTCCGGGTTGCTGATGGGTTCGCTTCGCGCGTCGAGGTCGCGGTTGAAGCCGTCGACCGTCATCCGATTGAGGTTGATCTCTCCGTCGTGACAGACCGTCCCGGGCGGCAGGTCGAACGTGATTGTCGCTACCGCCGTGCCGACACCGCCGATGGTGATCGTCGGCTCCCCGCGAGGAGGACCGCCCCGCAGCCTCTGATCCAGCGCGATGCTACCCACGACGTGCGGCTTCCTCGCCAGCCGGGCTGCCTTGCGCCCCATGCTCTGATCTAGGGCCGTGTCAGTCGACCCCTGCAAGTTCCGCATCGCTTTCGTCCATGCGGTCGTCCCCGGCCTGATCCTGCTCATCGGTGATATCCTCTATGACTGCGAAACCTTCGGCGACCAGCCGGTCGACGATCCACGACTTCAGCAGCAGCGACCGGTTTGTCCCGTGAAATGTCGCTGCCTTCTCGACGGCGTTCCTGAAGCCCTCCTCAGCCCTGAACGCGATGATGTTGCTGGCCACCATCCTACCCCTTGCGCCCGCCGGACGCTGCCCGCTTGTTCTTCTCGATCAGCTTGTGACCGAACCCGCCCGCCGCGAGAAGCCCCCACGGCGCATCCTTGCCCTCGGAGATCGACGGCTTCATGTCCGTCTCGCGCTTGGCGATCCACGTCGACCCGAGGAACATCACCATATCACCGCGCTTGTAGGTGTCACCTTCGACGTGCGGGCCCTTGAAGGCGTCCGCGATGCCGTGCCCGAAAATCTCGCTCAGGTCGTCACGCAGCTTGGCGAGGAAGTGTGTCTCGAGTTCCTCTCGCATCGCGCCGAAGTCGTCTTGCATTTTCTGCAAGACGGTTGCCTGCATGCCGGTGACCGCGAGGTTGGCCGCCGCCGTGGCGCGGTCTTCGGTCTCGCGCTGCAGCTTGGCGATCTGGCCGCCGATGGTCTTGGCGACATGGTCGACCTGTTCGGTCTGTCCGATCAGGGCCGTGGCAAGCTGCCGGAGTTCGCTCTCTGCCTTCCGGATCCCGACGAGGTCCGCCGCCAGATCGGCGCGTTGCTTCAGGAGGCGCTGGACGTCCGCGTCCGCCTCCAACTGCCGCACCTCGATCCGGGTGATGTCGACGGCGGCCAGCTTCGCCACCGCCTCGCCCAGCCGCTGTTCGATCTGTTCGATCATGCGGGTCGTGAACCGCGCCTCCGCGTGCAGGTCGGCCTTCACGTCGGCCATGGCCTTGCGGGCCTCTTGGGTCGTGATGGCCTCGACCCGCTTCAGGACGTCTTCCCCGAAGGTGTCGAAGTGCCCTTGCACCGCCGACTTGGCGACCTCCGCCGCCGCTTCCTCGACCCGCTGCCGCAGGGCCTTGCCGAAATCGCGCGGATCAGCGTGCATCGAAGCCCTCCAAGATGGACGACCAGTCGCCCTTGCGCACGTCGTCATCGGTCGCGTCTTCGTCCGCGCCTTCCTCGACGTCCAGTTCATCGTCCGGGTTTTCGTCCGGCGGTTCCTCGCCCGGTGCCGACGGGCCGGTCGGAGCGAAGTCTTCCAGATCCTCGGGGTCCGGTGCCGGGGTGAGTTCGGCCTTGGCGCGCAGCAGGTTCTCGAGGGCGCGGTCGCCCGCGAGGTTGAAGCCGACGCCTGCCATCGAGGTCAGGAACGCCCCCAATGAGGCGAGGTCCGCAGGCTCTATCTCGCCCGGCTGCGCTTTGGGCCGCAGTTCGTCGTTCAGCCCGTTCACGCGCCAAATCTGGGGGATCAGGCTTTCGTTCACCACCGCCGCGATGTGGTCGAGGTAGGACCGCATGGCCACGCCGAAGGTCTGGATTTTCGACTTGCCCAGCGCCAGAGACCCGCCGCCGTCGGCTCCGAGGAAGATGAAATCGGCCATGACCGACCGGGCAATGTCGCGCTGGTAGCGGTTGATGCTTTCGTCGATCTTCAGCGCCCGGCTGCCGCCCGACGAGATCAGGCTGAATTCGTAGAACGCGTTGCCCTTGTCGTCGCGGTCGGACGGCAGGAGGACGCCCTCTTGTTCATCCCGGCGGACGTTCTTCAGGAACGCCTCGTAACTGACCCGGGCCGCCTGAGCCTCCGGTCCCTTCGTCGGGTCCAGCACGTCGCTCGGCACCTTCAGGACGGGGTAACCGGCGAGGTCGCGCTCGATCCCGATTCCCTCGATTTCCTGCAGCCGCTTCAGGAAGTAATACGCCCGGTAGGCTGACCGGAGTGCGGGGCGTCCCTCCGGGTTGTCGAGTTCGGCGGTTGTGCGGAAATGGAGGCAGCGCCTGATCGGGACGACCACCTGCGGGCCGTCGTGCGGGGTCTGCACAAACCCCAGCAGGTTTTCTTCCTCATCGTAGACCCACCGGTCGATGGTGCGCTGCGACCGGCTGGCAATGGCGCGCGGCGCCCAGAGCCCGTCATCGAAGTCCGACGAAAGCCACGGCTTTGTCGCGTTGAACCCGTTCCGCTTTTTCCAGAGGATTTCGCTGACCGCGAACCCGTAGGTGAACATCGAACAGGCGCTGTCGATCACCTCCGGCCAGCTTTGCTGCATGTCGCTGACCAGCATGTCTTCGACCAGCTTGGCGGCCTCGACGGCTTCCTCGTTGTCCGGGTCGGACGCCAGAAAGGTCCACCGGACCGACCGCAGGAGCATCGTGATCGAGAAGAGGATGGCGCCCGCCGTGGAGTCGCCGTTCGCCATTTCGAAGTAGGTCTGCCGCCCTTTTCGACCGACCAGTTCGCGCTGGTATTCCTCGCGAATGTAGCCTGAAAAGTTCCGAAGGCCGGACGTGCCGATGCGGGTTGCCAGCGGATATGGACGCTTGGCCTCGGCTTCGTTGAAGTCCGCCATGTGTTAAACGCCCCAACTGATCGGCTGTCGTTGCCGCGCACCTTAGCGCAGGTTCGGCCATTCGGACAAGGTGGCGTGTTGCACGCCCTCAGAGGTTCGGGCGCCATGCGCTCGGGCGCACCCCGCCGCCGACCGCCGCATTCGGTGCGACCACCCGGGTCATGAGGTCCGTCAGGCCCCAGATGGCCGCGTCCGCGCGGTCCGGGCTGCCTTCTCCGACGTAGCCGGTGACCGTCATCGCCATCATCTGATCCTCGAGGTCAGGGAAGGTGCCGACGTGTTGCACGCGCCCGAGTTCGTAGAGGGCCGCCACCGGCTCTGCCCGGACGACCTTGCCCCGCGTCGCGGTGACCAGCTTCACGGGGATGTTCGGCGCCGCGTTCTTGATCACGCTCTCGACCATCGCGCCGCCGAAGTTCGATTCCGCCACCACCCGGTCCGCGTCCCAGTCGTCGTAAGCCTTGGAGACCCGCATGGCCCAGTCCTTCGGGCTGGCCACCAGCGTCGCGTCTTCGATGATGAAGAACCGGTCTTCCTCTTTCGTCTTGCCGAAGATCACGCCCACCACAACGATGCCGATGGCGTCGCTGGTCGAGGTCGCGCTGCCCGCGCCCGACGGGTCGACCGCCACCACCACCCGGTCAAGGCGCGGCGGCATCGATGACCGCTGGAACATGTCCGCCGACCAGAGGGCGCCGGGAATGTCCGTCAGCAGTTCCCCAA